ATCCCACAGGTTCATATCGTATCTGCCACCCAAGAAGTGCATCTGGTAGGACAGGGCAGTAACGGTAGATTCTTTCTCCCCCGCCATGAACACCGCAGCATTAGCCCGGATGATATCCCATATCTCATCCTGCTCGTTATCGAGCCTTCGTTTGACATGCGGATCCTCAGCATCAAAGCCGGACAGGGCTAGCATGTAGCCAATGCTGGCTTCCTGACCCGTAACGCCATCTACCAGAAACTCGTCCTGTCTCCACACTTCTGTTTCTTCAGGCTTGAAGTTGCCAAAGTCCACATTAAGCAGGGTGTTGCGCTCCAGTGTGTTCCTGAGCCGCCTGGTATACTTCGTTGCCTGTGGAGTCGTGTTGCTACCCAGCGCCACACGCAGATCCCGGTTACGACAGATAGCCCATGCTGGTAGGTCGTGAGTCATGGTAGTGGTTTTACCACCCCCAGGCGGGGTATTCAGAACCCCACGAATCCTCTCTTCCTTCTGTTGAGCCTCGATCAGCCAGCTCATAACGATATGGGCCATCTCAACCTGCCAGGGGATGTGTCGCCGCCCCAGGTAGCGAGTGCGCCAATACCCAAATTCGTGATAGGCATTCTTAGCCTGATCGCTCTGTAGGTCCTCAAACCGGGTAATGGGCGGCGGTATGCTCACAGTCATTAGGTCAGCGACCTTATGCTCAGCCGACTGCTCGTACATACGGTTGCGTACCTGTAGGGGTGTAAGACTATCCCCTTCGATGTACCTGCCAGAGACAGCTTTCATCCACTTGCGTACGGTGGGACGACTCGCCTCGATCTGTTGGCCCACTACATAGGGGTTACGCCCTAAGCGAACCTGGGAGTAGAACCACGTTTTCGCTTCCTCTGTGAAGTTCCCGCCCTTGTTCTTAGGTTCATCAGGCGGATAGTCTTTGGTCTTGGCCACGAGAGACAGTATAGCTGCTTCCAAAACGGTTGGACAGGCCCAGAGGAGGCTACATCATAGCCTGCGTCCGCGCTCGCAAACATCCCCCGTGTCAAACAATCGAACGTGTGTTCGCGTGCGAACGTGTGTTCGTGTGCGTGCGAGCGTGTGCGTGCGTGCGTGCGCTGCATCATATATGATGCACTATGTATGACGCGTGCGAGCGTGTGTGAATAGGCGCGTGTGCATGCGTGCATACGTATGCATATGTGTGCTATGTAATAGTGCGAGTGCTAACTATTGCAAGCATGTGCTAGCGTGCGAGTGTTAACAAAAGCTTGATGTTTTCTTGATGTTTGAGCGTGTGCGAGAGTGTAGTGTTGCGAGTGTTGACAAGTGAATAGCGAAAGCACACACGCACTCGCAGAATCTAATCACTTAGTGAAAGCGAGAACGAATATGGCTACTGTGAAAACGTTTGTGTCACTCATCGAAGCATTCGTCGAAGATGCGACAAGCGTAACGCTCGAAGAAATCGTCGAAGTTTTCTTCAGCGAAACGCAAGGCGCAGATAAAGCGATCAGCGCAGATGAGCTTACGATTCTCGTAAGCGAAGTGACTGAACACGACTACAGCGCAAAGTCGATTCGAGCGAATCTTCGCAAGCATGCGTATCGTGATCAGTCGAAGATGCGAAACGCAACATGGCGAGTATCGCAAGAAGATGCTCTAGCTGAAGTCAAGCACTACTTGCGAGTAGCGTAAGCACTCAGTAGCTTGTCAACAAGCGAGAGCGTGTGTGCTTTCAAGAAAGCGAGCGAAGATGCAAGAACTACGCAAGATATTCGCAGCGATCGAAGTAATCGATCAGCATGCGAGAGCGATCGCAGCACTCGCAGATGAGCAGCAGCGAGCGCACGAGTACGAGTGCATGATGCAAGATCTTCACGATCTTCAGCGACATGTTGTCGATCAGATGCGATTGATCGCGACAGCGAACTAGAGCGAGAGCGAGCGTGCGTGAAAGCGTGCGCTCGCTTTCGGGCGTCGTATGCCTCGTGGTGAGCACGGTCGGGCACCAGCGGCCTCGCGGTTGGCCCCCGGAGGTCCTCCCACCTCCACTGGCGGATCGGCGTCCCTACCCATGCCCCAGGACGGAGGAGGTCCTCCTACCGGTGGAGCGGCGTCCCTGGGGTGGGGCGGACCTCCAACCGGAAGATGGGCGTCCGTATGGAGTCCCACACCGAAGTGGAGGATCACGGAGGACCTCCAGACGCCCTTTCGGCCGCCTTTTGCCCGGAATACACGGCTAGGAGCCACATATAGACGGCTCAGGCTGGACAAAGGAAGGCCTACCTAAGATCGGAACCTCCTCAGAGTGCGAAAACAATCACAAGGACTGGTTGCATGAGGAGTTCCGGGTCGCTATCATGCATGCATGAGCTTCGCACGATGCGCGGATCCTACAGAAAGCGAGGACAAGATGGCTCATAGTGGGGATTGTCCCCATCATCCAGATCGAGGCTGTGCCTGCTGGCAGAACCCGATCATCATAGGAGAGTCCTACGTTGTAGTGGCTCGATACGGCAGAGAGCAGGATGCGAGGATGATAACGGAGACTCCGCCATCCTCTGAGAAATTCCAGAACAAGGAATATGAGATCCCTCGCTCCACAGAGCGCAGAAGGTCAGTCCGCAGAAACAGCGGTCAAGCCTTCAACAGCCTAGACAGAAGGGGGACAATCCGAGTCAACAATCGGTCGGTCAAGCAAGGCAAGCAGTGGAGAACATCAGGTCCTGAGCGATCTGTCCTCCGCTACACAACAGGATGAAAGAGGTCAAGCCGTGAACATCGACGAGGCAGATCCGTACAGCACCGTGTTGAGCCGCATCAACGCGGCATTTGAGTTCGGGAGGGACCACAACATGGAAATGAGTCAGAAGGAGTACGACATCCTCCGTGCTATCGCTCTGGAGGCTGAAGCTGCCGACCCAGATTTCGAGTGGATCATCCCGTAACCTCGTATGCAGAGTGGAGCGTCTGGAGAGTTAGCCATATTCGCTCTGGACGCTCCATCGTGCATACCTCAACTCACCACATGAAGCCACTGAAAGGAGGTGAAACATAATGGCAGCGAAGAAGCCAGCAGAGGTTCCGACGATCACCGCCACAGAGCTAGCCGCTCTCGTGGAGAGGGACCCGAAGCAGGTCCGTGCATATCTCCGCAAGGAGTTTGCAAGGGACCCGGAAGCGAAGGGTTCGTCGTGGAAGATCACCGCACAACTGCAGGAGCAGACGGTGAACCACTTCACGGCCCTGAACGAGCGCAAGGAAGCAAAGGCCTCCTGACGTTCATCCACAACTGAAGTCCGCGTTCGTGCCTGAGAGGGAAAGTCCCTCAGTGAGGAAACACCATGTAACGGTGAACAGAGGTTGTGCCTACAAATCACAGTAGGCACTTCCTGTGTCCATTGACGCAAGAAAGGAGGTGAACCAAATGCCAACAGGAGAACTACCAGATAGGGACGTCACTCCGTTTGCGGAGCTAACGTCCGTGATCACAAGGGACTGGCTAGTCCAGAACTCCCCAGAGGACATCGTGGCCTACACGAACGACTTTGGGATGGCACGGGACCTAGTCAGTGAGATGGCCATGAGCCTATCACTGTGTCCCGTCCACTTCATCGACTGGGCCATCTGCTTCGACGATGAGGATCCTGAGTGTGGGCAGGTCCGAGCGATCTTTCCACAGAGCCACGACACATAGGAGGAGCCGTGAACAACGAGCCGACTCGCACATGGCCGTGCGAGAAATGCGGAGCAACCGTAGAGCGGTACAGAGGGCAGGATGACGTTTCCTGCTCCGAGTGCGGAACGCCTTACAACTGCTTCGGACAGAGGTTGCGGGACGATTACCGTGACAACCCTTCCAACTATGACTCCGACATCGGAGACATGGAGGGATACGAGATGGAGATGCTCAGAAAGGAGCATGGTGAGTAAGGAATCGAAAGACCTGACCTACGAGCAGACGCAGGAACTCCTGCGAGCCCCGTGGAAGCGTGGCTATCTGACTCGGGACTTCCACTACAACGGCCTGCATCCCGCAGGGGAGCGAGTCACCTGGAAGACCTACCACAACGACACGGACTACATTTCCGTAAGGCTCTGGGGAGAAATCTCCGCAGACGGCAATTCCATGTACCCGATTGTGGAATTCACGGAAGTGCCAGAGTTGGTGCGTCCAGCTGAAACAGACGAGGATGGGAACTACCTATGAAAAGGCACATGATGCCTGAGGGAAGTCTGAACCGCTATCCGTTAGCGGAACTGACAACCATCAGGACAACCAAGCACATGGGGCTCTATACCACAGAGGAGCTCCTGCTAATGACGGAGGTGATCGAGAACCTGAAGCGGGTCAAGCGGCAGCGTCTCCATGACGAGGCACAGGAGCGGAAGATTGCTCGGAAGCTCCGCAACAAGAAGGTCGAGGTGTAAGGATGCTTATCCTGATAGGGCACGACAAGAACGGAGCGTTCGCGGCCTACAAGCCGATGTCCGAAGTGGTCAAGCTGATCAAGGAAGACCCTGCGTTCACCGTGGGGTTAGTGGAATGCATGGAGGATATGGAGTTCAATCCAGACGACATCTCCCCTGCCCACTGGATGCAGTTGAGGAAGGATATCCTGAACAGCATGAGGGCCAGCGCATGAGCGAGGACCTAACCCGTGAGTTTGTGGACTCAATCAAGGACATTGAGGACGAGTATGCGGATGCTCACCATGATGGACACAGTTTGTGGATCACCTACGACCAGAGAGGGATAGTGAGCCTCGACGTTTGCGAGGAGCCTCCATTCAGCAATGATGGCGGGCTCCTGCAGATCAACCTGTCGGAGTTTTTCCAGTCCCTGTTGTATGTCCTAGAGGAGAGATAATGGAATACGACCAAGCGACGGATGAGCGGACCTTCGACGATCTGCTCCTTCATCTGAAGAAGGCCGATGCCTTGATGAACCTAGCGTTCACCGCTACTGGCCTAGAACGCCTCAATGCGGAGCACAAGGCTCACGATCACGTGGTCAAGGCCTGGAACACAGCCGCTTACCTGCAAGAGCGCCAATGACGGAAGAGTCCTGAGTGCTTATGGACCCTACTACCAGCAGCCGTCTATGACCAGCGATGGTTGGCTAGCAACTGGAATAGCAGCGTCCATAAACATTCGGAGACGGATGTTTAATTGGATAGGTACTATAGGAAAGGAGGTGAAATGCCCCCAGAAAGGCCTCAGATCGTTGACGAGGAATACATGAGCCAAGCGATGGTTCAGATTTCATTCCGTTTGCCATTACGGCTCCGTATGAAACTGGACGCCTATTTGCAAGCCATGGACCGACCTGCAACTCAGCGGTCTGAGGAATCACAAGACTGGCCTAAGACACTACAGGCCACGATCAACAGAGGGTTGGAAGACTTTCTGGCCTCACATGTTCCGAAGAACAGATCAGGCCCAGATATGAAGCCAGCCCGACCAGCAATCAAAGCCAAGAAGAAGGAAAGACAGGAGGAAGAACAAATTGGCCGAGAAGTTGAAGGAGTTTGAGTTCACTCGGATGGGCAGGGGAAAGCCTGGATACTGGGAGAAGTTCCTGGATGGTAACATCTGGCAACTCGGTATCGAGGATGCCCCCAACGGTAGTGCGAAGGACGTTGAGTCCATCAGAGGTAGCATCTCTGGTTATGTACGCCGCCAGCAAGAGGCGAACAATCCGAAGTTCGTAGACATGGCTCTGCGGACTCAAATAGTGAGGGAATACGACGAGGACGGAGAGCCGTCAGAAGATCCAGCCGACAGCCTTCTGGTTGTCCAGCTGGTCGAAGCACAGGACGAGGAGTAAGCAATGGCCAAGACAGCAGAAACCACCACAACCATCGAGTTCAAGACCAAGAAGGCAACGAAGGGCACGGTTGTGTTCGAGGAGATGCGGAACGACGACGAGCGGCCGCATACCTTCTACATGCTCAACCGTCTCCATGACGAGCTTGGCAGCCCAAGCCAGATCGTCATGACCATCGAGGTCGACTGACCAACAACCATACTCATGTATGGACCAATAGCAAGGGAACAAGGCCACGAAAGGAGAGCCCAATTGTATTCCCCACCAGCAGAACTGCCTACTCAGGCAGAAGTAGAGGCCACAAGGCCTAGCAAGCAGAAGGCTAAGAGGAAAAGGCGACAGCGAGGCATTGAAGAGGCCGTTGTGCAGGCCATGACTCACAGAGTCGGCTTGCACACGACCGCTCCCGATGTGATGGAGAATCTGCCGAAAGGCCAGTTCAACCCGCCGCTCACAAGGCAGCAGGTTCTCACTGCCTTCAACCATCTAGCCAAGAAGGGCGTGGTGCATCGAGTCACAGGCGGCGTCTATGTCTATAGGCCCAGTCTGGATGACATAGCCCCTCAGCCTGCTATTGCACCGCCGTCTACCCAACTGAATAGCCATCTCTACGAGGCAATCGGTACACTGTCCAACGGGACTCTCATAGTTCGGTCGGATGATGGCCAACTGTTCGTAGCCCTTCCCCTAGAGGAGTATTTCAATGCCCAATCCTGAGTACCCTGACCTCAACATTCCACTGCTTCGCAAGACAGTGGAGTGGGTAGAGGAGCAAGAGGAGCTAGACACCAGAGAGGCCGAGGACTGGGTCACAGAGTCACAGGTCAAGTGGAATCAGGAGAGCTGGTTTCACGGCACGATCACTGGCAAGGAAATCGAAGCCGTTACCCTATACAACGAGGTGATGAAGGCTTATGAGGTATGTGATACCACATACTGCTTCGCTGGCAAGATCGTGCTGGACACAGGCCAGTGGATGCCAATCATTCTGTTCAGCCCCGGGGACGAGAACAACCTGATTGGCAGCGAATGGGGCTCAGGCAGCATTGTGAACAAGGAGACGGGCAGGATATCGGACGTAATGCTCGAGGCCTGTCGTCTGCTAGGACTCAGTGAGGATCCACTCGTTGATGGCCTTAATCTGTTCTCAGGATCCAACTCAGCCAGTCAGATCAGGTCCATCGCTGAGATAATGGCAGGAGAGAAGCTATGAACGGCATATTCGTACACGGCACAAGACCAAAGTCCAAGCGGGAAATCAGGGACATAGTGATGGGTGCCCAAGACCCATCACAACTCCCCCTGGATGATGGTCATCTCCATGACCTCTACTGTGTGGTCATTGAGGACACGACCCCGGAGTTCCTACCGCATGATGAGTTCGACGGCTCTCTTGCTGAGGCCAATCGAGTTAACTACAAAGGCCCTGTCGCTTTCGTGGGACCTGATCCCTATACCAACAGGAAGTTCTACGGGACTCTTGAACTCCTCAGGAAAGGTGATGGCTCAGAGAGGTGGGTAGTGAAGTGAACACCGCATCAAGAAAAGCTGGATCCGGTGTCATCTCCCCTGCTCACGATAAATCGGTGGGCGTCCGCATTGCTTGGATCCGGAGCACCTAAGGTATGAATGAGGATCGATCTTACCCGACCGTCGTCATAATACCTATTGACCTGATACAAAAAAAAGGAATGAGGTGTGGATCCGGAACCCTATGCACCTGCTAAGCAACGACTGCCTATCGCGGAGGAGCCCGCTCCCTGGGGCGGGAGGCTACCTCCCCGCTAGGCAAAGTCTAGCAGCGTGCGGCAAACCGGGCAAATACCATAATGCCAATAACAACTACACCATATCTGGATTGGAAACTCAGAGAAGCGGCCATTGAAATCGAAAGGACCTTTTTCAACATGGCATACCCGAAGAAAAGCCAGTACGTGGTCTTGAACCACAGCAACAACGGAGTATTAGTAGCCTGCCTGGTGCAGGCCGATAGTCAGGAGGAAGCGGTAGAGCGTCGAGCAAAGAGGTTGGGGACAAACAACACCTCAATCTTTGCGGTTTCAGGTGTCGTGCCCTCAGAGTACGGGGCAGGTGGTTCGTATCTGCATCCCGTAGACTTCGTGCCCCCGCCTCAGCCCAAGACTCAGGTAGTGGTGGGCTCTAGCCCACTGAGAAATCTGGAGTGAGCCTGGAGAACGTACCTGATCGTATCTGGTTCTTACTGATCGGTCTGGTCATATTCGCCATAACGTTGTGGCTATACCAGGGCTGGAACCGGGCTGAGAGGGTCCTTAACCGTGTCACAACGTTAATTACGGTCGAGAGCCCTCACTACTGCGGTACCTGCATGCTGACCAATTGGGAGTTCAGCCTGCCGGAGGATCACTTTCCGCCATGGTTGCATAAGTCCGCAGACAATATGAGGCAGATGCCATACGGAACAGCGTACATTACAGACCATGAGTACCATCCCGTGTATCTGGTAGATATAGCCAAACTGACTCGGGATCCGGAGTCCTGGGAGCAGTATGGGCGCCATCTACATCTACGCTCCCCCAGGGTATGAAACTTACGGCCGAACAGAGGGAGGCAGTTAGGCGTTTGCAGATGGAGCATCTAACCCCGACCTCATACCTGAAAATACTGGACACTGAAGCCTATATCGAGGGATTATGGCGTGAGTCTGCCGAGTGTGTTCAGGTATGCAAGGACTATCCAGATCAGTATAACCCGAACGAGTGGTTCCCTATGGATCAGGGCCCCAATAAAGCAGACCACGTCCCCATGAAAGTGAGGGCCATTTGCAACGACTGTGAGGTACGTCTACCCTGCCTTGCTTATGCCATTCAGACTAGACAGGAGAACGGTGTATGGGGTGGGCGAACAATCAAGTCGGTTCGAAGCATACGAACCCGATTGCTCGAGGCCTTAGCTCAGATGAACCAGACAGACAGGGGGCCTAGACAAGCAGGAAGCAAGCACAACTAGCCATGCCTAAAGAACACCATCCACTGTTTTTGGGAGCGAGTACCGTTCCCGATCATCTCAAGGATGCAGTGGTAAGGCACAAGGGAATAGACTGGTACGGGTACATAGCCCACGTAGAGAGAAGGAGGAACTACGATCTGATAGACCCTGAGGCAGAGCCAACGGAGACCCTGCTGTGGGTAGTCTATCCGCCTGAGCCCGGCGGTAAGGGCAAGCAGAAAGAGTGGACGGCAGGAGGATCAACTCCTGACGAGCTAGCAGTAAGGAGAAAGAAATGAGAGTGAGTGGAATAACTGATTTTCAGGAGTCACGGGACGGGATTGTCAAGGACATCATCCTGAAGTCGTCAGAGGGCCTACAACATGGTCTGATCTGCAACGGCAATTGGTTGGTTCTCGACTCAAAGAGCCCCACAGCTAGGCTGTTGAACAACACAGGCTGGACTGACCACGAGTTCTTCAGCCTCTTGGACCCAAACAATAAGGACGAGCATTACAAGGAGGACGAGTACGGGGTTCTCTTTACGGTGCCTATTGGTAACAAGGAGCGAGTCCAGATGGTCGAAGATGCCTTGACCGCAAAGAGGTGTGCGGAAGGGGAGCTGATGTTGAACACGGTCCTGCTTGATGGGACCCAGAACGACTACGAGTTGGCCAAGAACGCTGTGACCGAGTATCTAAAGGTGGATGGTCTTGAGCCTAACGAGGATGGTGATTGTCTCACGGTGAACATAGGAGGGGAGCATCGGTGCATGCCTGATCAAATTGCCCACTGGAACGACGATCACATGGTACCTACCACAATTCGTTCTGAGGACGAGGCCATTCAGATTGGCACTCAGATGGCAGAGACATTCCGTGCTGCCGCTGATAGGCTCTAGGCTCATGGCATCGAGAGCAGAGGAAAGAGAGGCTCGATACGAGTCGGTCAAGGTTAAGGTCTGGGCAGTCAAGGGACCGAGAGGTCAACTGCATATCCAGTCTGAGATCCAGCCGCTAGGTGCGACACTGGTAACAGTGGTCTATCCTGGCAGTAAGACAGAAGGAGGTGAGTTCCTATTCACTACATGGGAAGACGTAAAGGCCTTTGTAGTCCGTACGATTACAGCGGCACTAGAGGAAGGAAGAGTATGAGGCGATTTGCAGCAGCAGTAGCCGCCCTGATTTTAGCCATGATTTTGTTCGTGGCTATGGGCGGGAATGCATTAGCCGATGGGTACCAGCACCCAACCACAACAACCTATGAGACAACCACAACAACCTATGAGACCACAACAACCTATGAGACAACCACAACTACAACCACAACAACTACGACCACGTTGCCAACGACTACCACTACTGAGGCGACGACGACTACGGCACCGACCACTACGACCACAACTACGTTGCCGACAACCTCGTCAACACAGCCAGTGGTGACTCTCCCCCCGAGAGTGCCAGATCCAGTTGGTGGGTTTCCCCTGCCGTCAGAGCCTCGGATTGAGTACCCACTGCCATCGGATAGGTCAGCAGTAGCGCCAACGACTACTCTTGACCCGTCTGTGGAGGTACTGCCCTTCACTGGGCCTGAGGAAGATGCCATGAGAGATAGGCAGAGAGAGGCTCTCATAGCTGGCACGGCTATCGTGTCAGGTGTGATACTTCTGGGCTGGAATGCCGTAACGAAGCGGGAGGAAGACGAGGTCGAGTGAGCCTCGCAGAGAAAGTAGGATTGGCATTCATCGCTATCGCCCTGATAGCGGTGATTGCCATCCTCATTATCAAATCTTGACCTTTGTATAAGGTTCACGTCCGTCCAGTTTCACCATCCGGTGCCGGGCGTGCTATATTGACGACGCAGAGAAGCAGCATCCGCCACCCAGAAAGGAGAGCTAATGGCTCGCAAAGCTGCTACCGTAGACGACATCGAGGCCCTCGATCTTGAGGAGTTCGACGACGCCGACGAGGTAGAGGAAGCCGCCGCTACAAAGAAGGGCAAGTCGAAGTCCAAGAAGGACTCGACACCCAAGGGAATCGGTGCATCACAATTGGCCGAGCACCTTGGTGCAGAGCCCAAGACATTCCGTGCCTGGCTTCGCAGGAAGCAGGCCGACGACAACAGCGGAATCGACTTCCCTCACGATGCCAAGACCCGTTACGACTTCGGAGCCAGCTTCGATTCACCGCTCGCCAAGAGTGTGATCAAGGCTTGGAACTCCGAGTCGCATGAGAAGGGCGCAGGTATCGAGAAGGCTCAGGCTGCTCGCAAGGCGAAGCAAGCCGCAGCCAAAAAGACTGGCACTGGTGCCAAAAAGAAGGTCGCCAAGTAACCCAAGCCCTTGGCAACCTGAGACAAGCCTCTCTCGCCTTCCCTCAGCCCCCACTGAATCCCAGGTGAGAGAGGCTTTTCTCATGGGTGAACCGCATCTGCTACGCTTAATATACCGGCATAAGGAGTAATTTTGACGGCACGTGCCAGTGTCAAAGAGCCTAGCCTTGAACATTTTGTGACCACTCGGGAGGTCGCCGAGATGTATGGGGTTACACAAGTAGAGGTCCAGAGAGCGATCAAGCGTGGTCACTTACGGGCTCAAAAGGTTGGCGGGTACTTCTACCTGATCTGGGAGCCCAGCCTTCCTGAACTCTTTCCCCGATAGCGGTGCTGCCAGCAGAATTCCTGCACCTCATTTGGGGTGACCAGAAGGGGTACGTCTTTCTCCCTACTAAGGGGGCTAAGTGGTATGAGGGTGAGGCATACAACTGGCCAAGTGACGCCGCTATCGTTGAGGCTCACGTTGAGCGGTACGCCAAGACAAGGGACGTTTACTACTGCCCTAACCTGTTCACTGAACCGATACGCCGTCAGGAATATGTCAAGAATCCTCGATGGTTGTACGCAGACCTAGACAATGTGAACCCGGCCAAGCTGGAGATACGACCACAGCTTGCAGTCCAGTCTAGTCCAGGTAGATGGCAAGCATTGTGGAAACTTGCTCGGGCAGTAGAACCGCAAAAACATTCGGATTACAACCAGAGGCTGACCTATGCAATCGGTGCTGATAGAGGTGGATGGGATCTCACACAGGTACTTCGTGTACCAGGAACCCGAAACCGAAAGTACCCCGGGAAGACCAGAGTCCGACTTCATTGGTCCGATACTGGCACTTCAAACCTACCACAGATACACAAGTTCCTTAGAGGAGTTGAGCGACATGGTGACGCAGGGGCTGGCGTTGCTGACCTACTTCTACCTTCGGAATCTGTTGCCGAGATACGAAAACGGGTATGGGGACACCTGGATAATCGTACAAAGGCATTACTACAATCGACCTCACCTGACGAGATGGTGGGCGATGAAGGAAGGAGCGGAGTATTATGGGAACTAGAGTGTCGGCTCCTGGAGGTAGGTCTAGCTCCCGAGGAGGTCTTCCTTGTCGTTAAAGATTCGGTCTGGAACAAGTTCGGAGAACGTCGGGATGGAGATACTGTCCTCTGGCGAGAAGTGCAGAAGGCTGTTCTGCACGTTGGCCGTGTCGTCACCCCTATTGTGGCATCAGCTAACGGTCGAGCTTCACGTGCCCGGCCGCTTCTGTTCACCTACTCTGACATCCTCTCGTCACCCGTTAGAGAACCTGAGTGGGGGATCGAGGATTACTGGACGCTTGGCTCACATGGCATTGTCGCTGGTTTACCAAAGTCCTACAAGAGTCTCCTCACTATGGATATGGCCGTTTCTCTTGCGAGCGAAACGGAATTTATGGGGCAGTTCGGCATTAATCCGAAGGCAGTGGGTCCAGTTCTTGTGGTCCAACAAGAAAACTCCCGCCCCCTCATTCGTGACCGTCTCCTTAAGATTAGCCACAGCCGCGGGTTGCAGACAGGTTCCAGCTCCATAAAGGACAATGATGTGGTTGTCTTCCGCTCTCCCCCTTCCATACCTGTGATTTTCTACAACGACTTCGGCTTTGATATGACCATGCCTGACGATCAAGATACCGTCGAGGAAGTGATGCGCCAGGAGGGGGTGCGTACCGTAATCTTTGATCCACTATACCTGATGATGGGCGGCGCTGATGAAAACAAGGCTCAGGAAGTACGTCCGATACTTCAATGGCTACTACGACTTCGGAACCTTTATGACTGTTCGGTCATGGTCGTGCACCATTGGGGGAAGAAAACTGAGGGTCGGACTGGACGTGGTATGGGTGGTCAAAAACTTATCGGTTCCCAAACCATCTATGCTTGGTTGGAAGCGGCACTTTACATGGAGGCGCACCACTATGACGATGCACCTATCCAAGTGGTCATTGAGCGGGAGTTTAGGGAGAGGCCTCCCTCTGCACCTGCCGCATTTAATCTCACACTGGGTGATGTTGGAGAACTCGGGTATGATTGGTCCCCTGGAGGGATTAAAGGTACGTCCAATCAATTCATCGAGGCTGTTGCATCGGCAGGCGCAGCAGGAGCTACGCTGATTCACCTCCGCAAGGAGACTCAGTGGGGGCAGAAGAAAACCAGAGTTATGCTCGACAACCTGATCGAAAAGGGGCTATTGGTCGAGCGTAAACAAGGATCAACACGCAGGTTCTTCCTGCTTGGGAAGGAGGATAGTGGCCCGGAGCAGACCCCTAGTGTTGGATAAGAAAGGCCGACCCACAGTCGAGGCCAACACTCAGAAGCCGAAGTGGAAGCTGATAATCAAGGACAGAGAGACTGGCAAGCGGAGCCAGAAGATATACAAGTCCTACAAGAAAGCGAGGAAGCAAGCGAATTGGATAACGCAGTATCATGGAGACAAATTTGAGGCCTGTGTCGTCAGCAGGAGCATGGGATACGGACCCCCTTACAGCAAGGTAACGGACAAACAGTTGCTGGCCCAAAATGAGAACGGCAAATACTGGTGCCCATACTGTAGGAAATTCCGTAGCTTTCTGTGGTCTCCCCGCATGGAGGCCCGGCTGTGTGAGTTCTGCCATATTCCAGACACCGAGTGGCACGTCCACATGTGCAACCCGATTCTCTGGGAGAGGTCCTATTTCAAGAAGATGTTTTACGGAGGTGAAATGTGAGCCAGTTTGATGTGGTAATGGAGCGACTCGACTCCATCGACAAGACCCTATCTAAGGTGAGGAACTCTATTGGGTTCATTACTGCCTACATAGAGGATCAAAGGAGAGAGGAAGAGGCAGATCACTTGTTCGGTGAGGATCCATTCGATCAAGCGGACTATAGCCCAAGGCATGCTACTTTACCGGCCACAGATGAACCTGTCATCCGTGCTGTCCTGCCTGGTGCTACCCGGACTCGGGTTGAGGCCCTTGACGAGACAGGTGTTACCGTTGAGGTACCGATGGATGAGCTTGACCCGTTCTATCAGGCTCTTATCAAAGAGTCGGTCAAGCAAGCGACCTGGTTTCAGGTTTATCGGGATAGTGCAGCTGGACCATGGAAGATCACTGCCGATGATACGGTACTTGATGCGGTACGCAAGTCAGGCATCTCACCAGCGGCGAATCGCCCTGATCTGACCGAGTGAAGTTCAAGCCTAAGGTCAAGCCGTACAAACACCAGCGGGAGGGGTTGAGATGGCTATGGAAACAAGAGAAGGGTGGCGCCTTCTTCTGGGATCCGGGTACAGGCAAAACGAAGGGAGCCTATGATTATGTCTCAGCCAGTTACCTATACAGGCAAGTGCGTCGTGTGCTGGTCGTCTGTCCGATTAATGCAGTCCAGGTATGGGACGACCAAGCTGATAGGCATATCCCTGATCCGATCACATTTCAGGTCTTTATACCAGAGGGCACTATCGCTGGAAAGACAGATCAAATCCGTGCGATCCCACGTGGAGGCAGTGAACTTACCATCCTCATAGTCAACTACTCCGCCATTATTAAGCGGGATAAGCGGTGGGACATAATGAGGGCCCTGAAGGCATATGCCCCTGATATACTGATACTGGATGAGTCACACCACATCAAAAACGCGACCGCCAAACAGAGCAAGGCAGCGCATGAAATTGCAGGAGTGGCCAGGTTTAGGTTGTTACTTACGGGTACACCTATCGGCAAAAACAACTTGGACCTTTACAGCCAGCTCAAAGCCATCGACCCACAGATTTGGAAAGCAAAGTGGACACGAACAGGAGTAATGTCGTGGACCGATTTCAGGAACAACTATGCCATCTATGGTGGCAGGAGCGGATATGAGATACGTGGCTATATTAACGTGGACGATCTCCGAAACCGATTTACACCCTACATTCGGTCTGCCCGCAAAGAGGATATCCTCGATATGCCGAAGGTCACCGACTCGATTATTCCTGTCGACCTCTCACCTACGGTCAAGCGTGCCTACAACATTTTTTCTCAGGAAGGACTTATTGTCTGGCGAAGGCATCTTATTGAGGCTCCAATCCCCCTTACGAAACTCCTCAGGCTGCAACAGATAACAGGAGGCTGGGTACACGATGAACAAGGAGAATCCGTTGCGATACATATGGAAAAGATTGCGGTACTTACCGACCTACTGGAGGACTTTCGATCAACTGGAAGACGAGTTCTGGTTTTCGCCCGTTTCCTCTCGGAGATTGCGGCGATTGTGGCGGCGGCTGACAAGATATACCCCCGAACCTTCGAGATTAGGGGAGGTGTCTCTGCCGAATCTCGCCGATCAATTGTACGAGCTTTCTCCAACGGAAGTCCCGCTGTTCTTGTCATCCAGTCAGCATCCGCCGAGGCTCTTGATGGACTCCAAACTGATTGTGCCGAAGCCATCTTCTACTCCACCGACTACTCTCTCATCCATTGGTCGCAGGCACGGGGAAGACTGGACCGATCTGGACAACGACAGCCTGTGACCTTCTACCATCTGCACGTTCGGGGTACTGTGGACAACATGGTCTTTACTGCCCTGAAGGAGAAGAAAAACCTGGAAAAAATGGTGATGGATGACCCCAGCATCCTGATAAGCCGTTAGTGTTATAATATACCACGATATATATTCTGGAAGGAGTAGCGTGACTGAGGAAACTCATGGGACGGCAGCAGAAGAAGCTGTGGGCCTGGTCTACGGCGACAGAGCAAAGACCTACGGTCACCCGGCCGATGTGTACGAGAAGGTCGCAGAGCTATGGTCTGGGTACCTAGAGCAGAGCGTCACGGCAAAGGATGTAGCCTTGCTGATGGTTCTGTTCAAGCTAGGCCGGTTCATTGAGAGGCCCAACAGAGACAGTCTGGTAGATGCTCACGGCTATCTGCTGGTGTGGGAGAGGATAGACAGAAGGAGTACCGGAGAGGAATGAAGATAACACCCAAGATGAACAGACCATTACAGTTCCATGAATTGCGAACCTTTCAGCTATACCACAGGGCTTGGCTGGAACACAACTTCCCGAACCAGAAGCCACACGAAGCATTGCTCGGTCTGGGTGAGGAGGTGGGCGAGTTGATGCATGCCCATCTAAAGAGGGATCAGGGTATAAGAGGAGTGGATGATGTAGCCTATAGAAACGGTGCGATGGATGCTGTCGGGGACATAATGATCTACCTTGCCAGCTACTGCAACACCAACAACTTGGACATGGCGAAGTGCCTGATGTATGCATGGGAGGAAGTACGTGCCAGAGACTGGATCAAATACCCCAAAACGGGTGTTGCCCCAACCGAACAGCCCACGAATGCGGAATCAAGTCAGGGAGATTCGGGCTATTCTGAGTGAAACCTTTGAGGACGTTGATTATGTGGACTTTGACGAGTTGGCCTTGCAGATATGGAGAGTGACCCGTGGTTGACCGTGGCATATACCCGAAGTTTTTGGTATTCGAGCATCCTGACGAGGAGGTACAGGACGTCCGTGTCACCTACTTCCACAAGCACAGACTGCCTGACAGTCCTGTCGTAACCAACCTGCACCAGCACTACGCCCCGCCGTTGGATGACTTCGTGTTTGTCCTGAAGCCCATCTCCGACAAGCATGCCCGAGTAGCTCTGGCTGCCTACGCTGAGTCAGTCAAGGAAGAGAAGCCGAACCTGTCCAACGATATTCGTGAGGTGCTGGATGACTTCTAAACCTAACCGTGACCAACTAACCGAAGCCCTGGCCCTACATCAGCGAGCGTTGTCAGCATTGGCGCTGGAACTGCCTGCCCAAGTGTTCGAGGACTACAAAGCCATTGCGACCGTATTGGATGAAGCTGCTCGTTGGGCTAGGGACTTCCCCACCGACGTACAAGTAGAAGCCTGCGCTAAGGCTCTCTGCCTCTATGCGTGGGGCGCTGACAAATGGGAGGACGATCACAAGGGCATGTGGCGAGAACAAGCGAGGGCTGCGTTGGAGGCGGTAACCATGATCGGAGACAACCAGTGACCTTTAAGGTAGTAAGAGCCCACGACTTGACCTCATTGTGGGCCAAGAATGTACGCCAGCATCTGTATCGGGAAGAGGTTGACCTGTATCTGGGTATCGGTACCAACCTCAATGACATGGTACTGAAGGCAGACTCTGCGGAGTACGACTTCAACCTGCAAGAGTTGTGGTTGAACAAGCAACGTTGGACCAGGCTGATTCGGGAATACATCGACCCGTATGAGTTGTCCAGGTTTGTCAAGAATAGCCACATCATCTACAACGGTAAGGGAAAGAATGGAGTTGTCACCAATATGCATTTCCGTTCAGTCGACCGCCGAGCCGACCTCCGACGCCACAAGTGGGGCAACTGCTTACTGGCCGCTACGTTTAGAGGTACACCGAATTCCAGAGTGCCGCCAACACTTACACTTCACAGCCGAGTCTCATACAATGCCTATATGCTCGGTATGGATATGGGAGTGGCTCACGCAATTGCTCGGGAGATTGCCGACCCCGCCACTATTGCAATCCAATGGCATTTGGATGTCATGCAACTCCATTCCTTCAAGTGTCTGCCCTACCTGTATACACAACCAGACCTAATGGAGGTGCTAGAGGACAGGGATCATCTCACTGAGCTGGCTTTGCAGTTCCCTACCTGGAAGAGCATCTCCCGTTGGTGGTGGAAGGTATTGCAGTTCGAGGATGAAGGCAAGACTGTAGCGGCTGAGTTGTACGGGCCCTTCAAGAGGATCCGCAGAAGGTACGAGGAGTATCAGCGTGGGATTACCGTGCCATCGGTACACATCTCGGAGCTGGACTTCAGCAAACTAGGAGATGGTTATAGTGCTAAGAGACCGTAAGGATGTTGACCATCAGCTTCGCAAGAGGTTTATCCAGACAGGTGAGGTAGTCAACCGGGAAGAGTGGCAAGCCATGAGGGACGATCGTCCCATGACTGTCACCTATGAGATTGCCGACGTTGATCTGGAGATACCTGTACCCCTGGCCATTGATCTATGGCAGGACGTGTGCCAACCAAATCTCCCCTGGGCTGAGGATCACTTCAAGGAGCGAGTTGGGGGTGTACCCCTCAACCCGGGGGAGCAATACAAGAACTGGCCTTGGTATGAGCAAGGGGTAGAGGAACACAAAGGCACAGGTAAGTTCAGTCACACCTACATGGAGAGAATGTGGGGTGATGCAGCGGCCACACTGGATGGGGTAGTCAAGCTCCTGAGGGAAAGACCTATGACCCGCCAGGCATATTGCACAATATGGTGGCCAATAGATGTGATGAACTCCAACCTCAGTCGGCGTGTGCCATGTTCTCTCGGGTACCTGTTCCAGTTCAGACCAGAAACACAGTCCTTCGATATGTGGTACTACATGAGGTCGGTAGACTTCTATCGTTACCTGTGGGACGACATCTACATGGCCGGGCGCTTGCTTCAGTGGGTCAGGAGGAAGGCACACATCGAAGCGCCCATCGGTTCAGTCCACCTGAAGATAGCCAACCTCCACGTGTTTGCTGCCGAGCAGAGCAGACTGGAAGAGGAGTTCAAGACAGAGGAAAGGGATAGGTTGAACAATGCTTTCCGATAGCCATTTCATGGACGTGGCCGGGGTTATCTCCGACGCAGGCACATGCTCCCGGCTGCAGGTTGGGGCAGTGATCGTCAGGGATAGGCGCATCATCTCCACAGGATACAATGGTGCCCCTAAAGGTATGCCTCACTGTGACCACAGTAACCCAGATGATTTAAGGTTTACTACCATTATGGGCGGCTGTGTTGTGTCGGTACATGCTGAAGCCAATGCCATTTGCTATGCAGCCAAGACCGGGATAGCCACAGATAAGGCCAGTCTCTACACCACAGATGCACCGTGCCAGAAATGCGCGGAGTTGATCGTCAACGCCGGGATAATCGAGGTGATATATGGAAGAGAATACAGAATCCGTGACGGGCTCGATCTCCTTAAAGCAGCTAGGGTCCACGTTACGAGCATTGAGCAATCCAGCCTGCACTTTATGCCCCCTGCACCAGGACACGGACCGAGTGTGCATCCCAGTCAACAGTCCGACCCGAGCTTTGAAGAAGGATGGACAGCAGCTGCGGATGCTCATCGTCGGGGAGGCCCCAGGGTATAGTGAGGAGAGGACTGGGCAGTTATTTTCTGGCAATGCGGGACAGCTTCTCGACCGGGAACTGGAGAGGGTAGACCTCAAGCGTGAGTGGTTCTTCGTTACCAACGCCGTCAAATGTAGGCCCGAAGATAACCGCGCACCAACGCCGAAGGAAATCAAGACCTGTGTCAGTAGTTACCTTATCAAGGAACTGGCAGAGATACAACCACAGTTTGGGCTCTTACTTGGCAACGGTGCGTGCCAGGCGATACTCGGGAAGAAGGGGATAACCCAGTTCAATGGCCAGATCATTGAGCGGCACGGTGTGAAGTGGGTGCCGGTCTTTCATCCGGCCGCTGTGTTGCGTAACCCAAGGTACCTATCACCTTTCAAGGCAGCCCTGCTAATCTTCGCCCGGTTGCTACGGGATGAAGAAGGAGTTCCCCTCACCGAGACCACGCTGGTAGACGACAAGGACAAGCTGCGTGAACTGGTAGAGGCCTTGAAGGGTGCGGAGAGGGGTGCCCTTGATGTGGAAACGTGGTCGAGTCACCCACCTGTAGGTAGATTCAAGGGGGGAGGACTTGCGTGGTGGCACCATGACTGGAAGCTGTGTACCATCAACTTCTCGGTCAAGCCTGGCTACTCCTACGTCTTACCTCTGTGGCATTATCAGAGCCCATGGAAAGACCCGCAGAAGGTAGTGGACATCATCAAGCCGCACGTTGAGGCAGTGAAGTGGACCATGCACAATGGCAAGTATGACTCCAAGTGTCTGTGGCGAATTGGCATCGACACCATCCATGACTACGACACCATGGGTGCTGAGTATGCCATCGACGAGAACAACATGAAGGACTTAGGCTTTATGTCTAAGGTATACCTAGGGGCACCAGACTATAAGGACATGGTCAACAAGGGGAACGTGTTCTATGAGCCATTAGACCTGCTCAGTGAGTACGGAGGACGTGATTCCGATTACACCTACCGGCTCCGAGACCTGACCAAACGCAAGCTGCAATCCGACTTCAATAGCTGGCGGCTTTATCGCACGCTACTACTGCGAGCAGATCAAACCTTGACTCGCATTGAGTACCAGGGCATGCCACTGGATATGCCCAAGCTAGAGGATCGCACGATTGAGTGCGAGAAGTTGGTTGCCGAAGTAACGGAGGAAGTATATGACCTTACCGGATGGGAATTTAACATCAACAGCCCGGCCCAAGTCGGTGATATCCTCTTTAATCACCTGGATTTTCCCGTTCTGGAACTTACCAGAACTAAGAAACCCTCCACTAGAGAAGGTGTCCTTCTACAACTTCGGGGACTGGATGAGTCAGGTGTCATGGAGGCCATCCTTAGATACCGAAAGTATCAAGGTTATATTAGCCGATACTTCACCCCCTATCCTGTGCTTAGTGATGATGCCGGGAGAATCCACTGCCACTTCAAACCATTTCATACCGTTACCGGACGGCTCTCAAGTGAACATCCGAATCTTCAACAGGTTCCGCGGGATACGTTTGTCCGTGGACTATTCGGACATCGAGAAGATGGGTGGGTCATCCTAGAGGCTGACTATAGCCAGGTCGAGATGCGACTGGCCGCACACTACAGCCAGGACAAGACACTAGGAAGGATCTTCAACTCCGGCCGGGACGTTCATATGGAAATGGCTATGAACATGACAGGCAAGGCTAAGGAGGACGTCACATCTGAGGAGAGGAAGATGGCTAAGGCCATTAACTTCGGGTTCCTTTACGGGATGGGCTGGAAGAAGTTCATCACCTATGCGGCAGAGAACTACGAGGTTAAGGTCAGCGAGGCTAAGGCACAGAAAGCCCGTCGGGAATTCTTTCAATCTTACCGTCAGCTTCAGCCATGGCACGCTAGGCAGCGGGCGAAGGCGGAGAAGAATGGGTATGTTGTCTCCAGCATTGGCAGGAAGCGACACCTGCATGACATCCACAGCAGCAACGAGGACATCCGTGCAGAGGCACAGCGTCAGGCAATCAACTCACCTGTCCAGTCACTGGCTTCGGATATGATGCTCCTTGCTATGTGTGAGCTAGAGGACATTCTACCTGTAGATGAATGCCGTAGTATTTCAACCGTGCATGACTCGATCCTCTTTGAGGTGAGGGAAGATGCTGTCAGCAGATGGGCACCAGTCATTAAGGAGGTGATGGAAAACCTACCCCTGGAAGATCAATTCGACACCCGACTAACGGTGCCCATAGTAGCTGATCTAAAGGTAGGCCCTTACTGGTCAGAGGGTACCACTACGATTTGACCCAGGTTGTCGGAATATTACAATCTGTCTGAGAGCAGCGAACGCCAGGAAGGAAGCCAGCAGTTGTCCAATTTGGTTATCAGCCAGTCGTCGGTCAAGAAATTCCGACGGTGCAAACGGCAGTATTACTACTCCGTCGTAGAACAGTTGGAGGTTCGGCTACAAGACCCGAAGCTCAAAGCAGGCAACTGGGTACACGGTCTTATGAATGTCCACTATGACGGGGGAGACTGGCGCAAGGAACACAAGAAGCGGACCAAGGAGTTCAACAACCTGTTCCTGGAAGAACGTGAGTATTACGGTGACTTGCCAGGCATGGCAGAGCGCATGATGGAGGGTTATCTCAACCACTACAAAGATGTGGAGAAAGACTGGGAGGTACTGAGCAATGAGCAAACCTACATCGGCACGTTCGATGGGGAGTATGAGTTCTCCTTCAAGCCTGACCTCATCATCAGAGACCACAGCACACCCAAGCCTGAAGTCTGGATCGTTGACCACAAGACCGTCAAGTCTCTACCGTCGAGTGACTGGCGTATGGAAGACCTTCAGTCTACGCTGTATCATTGGGCCATCGTTCAGAACACGGATCTAAATCCCAAGGGGTTCCTGTTCAATTACATCAGGCGGAAGGCACCTACAGTACCGAAGGTCAACAAGGATGGGTCAATCAGCAAGGCCCGTATAGACACTGACTACTTCACGATGGCTAGTTTTCTCCTTGACTACTATCAGGTAGACTCGGTGAACAAACTGCCGAAGGACTACAAGGTTCGTCTGAGGAATCTGAAACTGGACAACAGATTCCTGAAGCGGTCCAAGCTAATCAAGCCTGATGTTCTCGTGAGCCGACAGCTAGAGGAGTTCGGTTACACAGTTCAGGAGATGGAGGTCTGGCATGAGATAGCTGGAGACAATGCCTTGAACCCAGCGAACAAGGACGAGGATCCATGGGTTAGGACGATGATCCCTAGCTGCGAATGGGATTGTGAGTACCACGACCTGTGCATGGTTGAGCTACTGGGTCAGGACAGTGAGTTCATCCGCAAGCGCAAGTACCAGCCCAGCAAATACACGGAGGATAGAGGACTTGGCAGTCAAAGATAAACGGATCGCTCGCCTAGCAGAAATCCAGAAGTTAATCCAACCAGTCTCATCCATCAACTCACCTCTGCATCATCTGGTGTGGGGTAGAGTCAAGTCAGGTAAGACCAGGTACATAGCCACAGGACCCAACCCAATCGTGTTCGCCGTTGAGGAGGGGACCAAGACCATCAAGAACTATCCTGGTCTGGATGTCTTCCCGATCAATGAGAAGGGCTACTACGTTACCCCAAAATGGGACCACGCTTCCAAGTTCGTTTACTACCTGAACTATGCGGACCACAACTACAAGACCGTAGGGGTAGACACGATGTCCGCTCTGTTGAGAGTGGCCATGCGTCACATCAACAAGGATGAGGAAGTTCGGGATGAGTTCCGGGCGAAGGGCACTACAGATCGGAGAACGTGGGGTCGGGTTGGGAGCCTGATGAATGACTTTATGGAAGACCTGGAGGCAGTGTGCAAGACCAGAGGTATGCACCTGATCTATACATGCCAGGAGAGAGTCTTGGATGAGGATAATGCTGAGCAGGCTGGCTCGTACTACGTGCCCGACCTACCGCCATCTGTGCGCTCCACAATACTGGAGAAGCCTGATGTTATCAGCAGGTCCTTCATCGAAGAAACGGAAGAGTCAACAGAGGAGGATGTCAAACTACGGTATGGCCAGATATTCAAGCACCCCGACTGGCCAGTGGGAGTGCGGGAGACAGAGGGTATGAAGCCGTTGCCCTCTCAGTCATTTAAGGTAACGATACCTATCCTAGCTAAGAGGCTAGGCGCTAGCGTACAGGAGTAATTGTGGCAACACAACGTAGGGTTAGTAAAGGTCCGAGTGGTGGGGGCAAGGGGACGAAAGTCACCAAGGAAGTCCTCTCTGTCAACCTGTCGGGAGTAGAAGCTGGTCGCCGTCGCAAGAGAGTCATCCCTGAGGGTGACTACCATGCCATACTTGACAAGGCGTACGGTCACAAGTTCAACCCCGGGTCACGAGGTGTGGTCTGGGAGTTTGTGATCGAGTCCGAAGATCAAAAGGCCAACGGAGCTCGCTTCTTCCACAACTCGGTGTTCATTGATAAGGACGGAGACGTAATGACCAACAACCTCTGGTCGCTGCGTGCCGTGCTTCAGGCATTCTCGCCAAAGATCAAGATCCCCGACTCTCTGGTGGAGATTCCTCTCAAGAAACTGATTGGTCGGCACGTTGCCCTGACCATCATCGACGGTGAGGATGACAAGGGAGAGACTCGTTCCGAAATCTACGAGGTCTACAACGAGGACGAACTGGTTGAGGCCGACGAGGATGAAGATGAGGACGAGGAAGAAGAGGATGAAGAGGAAGAGGATGAGGACGACGAGGAGGAAGAGGACGAGGAAGACGAGGAAGAAGTAGATCTGGACGAGGACGAGCTATAGTTGTAGCTTCTGCTGGCGGCTACGCTGCTGAGGAGATGGGCAGGTGGGAGTTTCGACTCGCTTTCAACCACCTGCCCTGATCCTTATCTGGAGGTACCATGGTAAGACAGGCTGAAGGTAAGCTGGTAGATATGATCCTGGGGGAGCTCAAGAGCCATCACTACATTGACAAATCCGGATGGTGGTTCAAGGTTCACGGTGGACCCATGCAACAGCGTGGCATCCCTGACATCATAGGTGTTTACAAAGGAAGGTTCTGTGCGTTTGAGGTCAAGATGCCTGGCAAAGAGGGCGAAACCTCACGCATGCAGGATGCTATCCTGAAGCGTATACAAATGGCAGGAGGTATTGCTATGGTAATCACCGAAGCATACGATGCCCTACTAGAATTGAGGAAGATTGACCGCCTCACTTGATCGAGCCAATGCTGCCCTAAGGATTAAGTTCGCCGCAGAGATTAAGGCTGGGTTGATCACCTCCATCGGTACTCAGGGTCAGTGTCGCCGCAAGAACAACACGGCTACCGGTCCCTACTCAGAACATGCCTGGCCGGGAGGAAATGCATCGGACGTCATGCTTCTGGCTGGACCCACTCGCAAGCCCCTGGGGGACAAGGTAGCTGCCTGGATGCGATCACGGCCGGACCTGTGGAGCGAGGTGTTCTGGCAGGTCTTTGCCCACTTCGACCACGTTCATGGCACAGCTAACCCCCGGATGAACTTCGACAACCAACAGATCCCACCGTGTGCAGGAGGGGTAACACCACCCACAGGAGAAGATGATATGGACTTTATGATCCGTGTATACAAGGGCCAGAACATGGCCTTCTACGAGGCTATGCAGGCTAAGACAGGTGGACCTGAGAAGGGTACCCCTGGAGGCAATGCCAGGTATTGGGGCTCGGACTACGTTCCCCCGGCTGGGCAGGGCAAGCCGTCACAAACTGAGTGGGAAGCGGCCATCGACGACTTCGTTGGTGCCTCTGCTCAGATCGGTGTGTTCGCCGCACCCTCTACTGGTGTAACTACAGCCGTAGCGAGGAACATCGCCAAGGAAGAGATTGCCAAGTCGAGGAACGTGCCTAGCTAGGTGGGTGGTTGTTCACTCGCCAGACTACACCATAGACCCCGCCGGTGTTGACTATGACCAAGAGCCACTCATTCATGGTCACATCGGCGAAGGTCTCATTGCCAGTTACGACCAACAGTAATGAACCAGCCAGAGCCACGAGACCACCAGCAATAGCCTTTGCCACACTCTTAACGTACTCCACTTTCCACCCTTTCTAATTGCCAATATTCAATGCCACCCCGGCGATGGCAGCAACCAGGATGAACAGGGATATGATAGTGGTAATGGCATACCGACGGATGTTCTTCTGAGTTTCCTTCCACATAGAAAACTCGGTCTTGGTAATGACCTCTGTATCCAGACGGGTCTCGATGTGATCCATCTTCTGGAATAGATCCTTGACATCTCGACGTACCTCCAGCAAGAGGTCCCGGAAAGACATTCCTGCAGGGTCAGTGTCAGTCACTACCGTACCTCACGAATCACCGCTAAGGCATGACCACCGAAACCGAACTGTTGGTCTGGCGGTGTGTAGGCCTTGAATCGCAGGTCCTCCATGACACACTCAATTGGTTCGGTTGAGTTCAGCTTAATGAATCCGAAGTCCCTACCAGTGCGATAGATGTCTTCCAGGTGATTGAGTAGTTCAGTGGCTAGGCCGTTGCCCCCCACCTCACCACCGTCTAGCGTGATCATGGTGTCGTAGATCATCATAGGCACAAGGTACCTGAACTTACCCGTAGCTCTAGGCTCCGAGCGAAGTCTCCAGTCTTGCAACACCGGGCCCTGAGTGACATCAGTGTGCCTGTGGAGGATGATGTTGATCCCAAACTTAGTACCTTCCAGAGTTAGGACCTCTTCGTGGTACCCACCTACCGGATTCTCTGAGGTATAAATGGCGAAGGTGCCACCATCAAGAGCCACCTCCAGTGACCATTTACCACCACCAGTCACAAGGATATCAAAGAACCTAACGACCTTGCGTTCTGTGGTACTGAACCGTATGTCTAGGTTCTTCATGTTGCCCTGAGCCACCAACTGGGTAAGGTGTTCCTTGACAATGCGGCTAGTGGTACCTTCGTCCACTACGAAGAACAGCCTGTTCTGGAAGGAGGTGACTTCCTTGACTGTACCCTGGCTGGTGAACATCAAGTCCGATGCATATGCCAGGGTCCCAAGATCAACTCTGCCCAGGCCAGAACTAACACCATCGAAGGTGGTCCAACCAAACCACCCATACTCTAGCTGCGGCTCGAGAGCCAACACAGGCTGCGGGGTCTTGGCAATGAGGGCTGAGACTGATAGGTCACCCTCCCCCGTAACGACCGAAGCTATACGTATGCCCTTAGAGGTACCGATAAGAACCTGTTGTCCTATGTATCCCTTGATGGTGTGAATTATCTCCCCCTCTGGTGCTTGCCATACAGAGCGCAGGGCGCCCAGGGTTGCCACAGAAGCGAATGGAATGTCTTGCTCGGTCAGTCTTGCTGCAAATATCTCCGAACGCTCTCCGGCATGCCCCGAGAAGTATACGGCATTGCTGGATTCGGTGATCCCAGTCCAGACCCACGTTGTAGCTGGGTCAGTGTAGAAGGGATCGGGTGGAGTAGTGACGGCAAGGTTATACTCAAACAGTTGGTGGTTCTTCCCACCCAGTAGGCGACCCTTGACAAAGGCGATGATGTCCACGTCCGTGTGAGTGTTGACCAACACAGTGGCAGCGAACGTGGATATGACAATCTTCCTGATCCCAATAGACCCACCAGAATAAGCGGCATACAGGGACTCACCATCTGAGGTGATGGAGTTAATCAAGGTACCGCTGTGGGTCGAGACCACAGTTTCTCCGCCAGTCTCGGGATCTGTGTCCTTGACTAGGTTACCATTCCTGGTATATAGAAACGCTGACGGTGTACCCAGTATGTGGTGGTCGTCGAAGTTATCGTTGCGGTACTCGGTGACGTCCTTGAGTAGGCGAAGCTCACCTTTCTCCCAGGGACTTACGCCTTTGCTCTCGGTGAACTTGAACCGGGACGAGAAGGCAGAGTCAAAGACCTTCTGCCCAGCGCCCTCATGCCATGAGTGTTGAGCCCTAGCCCACCAGGCCGCAAGTGTCTGTTCCCCCGGTTCTGCCTCGTCGTCAATTCGTGGCTTCTGTACCGGGATGGACTGCACCTCATAGGAACGGAACTCAAAGGGGGCCTCTTGATCTAGGGTGTCGAGCAGAAAACCAAGCCCATCAATGCCGAAGTTCCAGCGTGAGCCAATGTCCTCTCCACCTTGGAGAAGGGCAACTGTCCGAGAGAGTATCTCTGGCAGTTCTGCTGGTAGCTCCGGCAAAGGCATTAGGCAGGTCCAACGTCCTCTATATATGCATATCCACCCTGGATAAACATTGTACCAGTAAGAGTCAGGGTTTGGATACTCACCTCGAACTCAAAGGTTCCAGTGTCATGGTCGAATTCCACCGCCAGGAAAACCGAATCAGAGATATTACCATGTTCGCCGTCAACGGAGAAGTTACCGCCACTACCCTTAAAGTTGTTGACCCCCGCCGATGAAATGGAAACTCCATCCAAGAGGAGGAAATAACCCCCTGCCACGAAGTTACTAGCGCCACTAGCGATTTGTGCCAGCATAATAACGGTCAGAATATACCTTCTACCAGCCACCAAATCCACAGACATGGACATATTGGCAACTGTCTCGATGCCAGTGGAGGTGATCTGTTGAGCCCCACCGGTTTTCTGCATAGATCCCTTAAACCCCCAAGGCAACGCCGCAATCTGATCGGCTCCGCCGGGCGCATGGCGAGAGTCATGGTTATCGAACTCAGTGTTGGTTGCATACTGAGGATGATCGTCATCCGACAGCCCAGTAAGCACACCGTGGTCTATGGTGCCAGCCTGAGATGTGCTAACGTGGGTATGCTCTGGGACCTCAGCAGCAATACCACCTGATGCTTTTTCCTTCAGGTATTGAGTATGGTCGTCGTCTGTCAGTCCAGACAATCCAGTACCGTGGTCTAGTTGTCCAGTATGAGAGGCAAGGGAGTGAGACTGAGGATGATGATCGTCTGCCGATACACCTGATAGGTTGTCATGGCTGATCTGTGCGGTGTCGTCTGTGCCTGGTACATGGATGTGAGTCCATACCAGATCATGGTCTTCCTTAGTGAGAACGTGCCTGATAGGCGCAGCAGCATTATGGGCAACCGCAGATGTACCGCCAAAGCCTCGTGTTAGTGAGGAGAACGTGACACCGGACTTAGCGCCTACCAGAATGAGTTCCTCAGTACCCGTACCGGGGTCAATAACTAGAAGGAAGGGAGCTATGGGCCAACCAGTGGCGGAGACAACATCCAGTGTTGTGACAGCACCGTTGATACCAGTGGCTAGGGTCGTGTCAACCGCAATGTTGGAATAGTTTCTACGAGCCATAGCCGCTCATTACCACCCTTCGGTTCTCATCCATCAGTGTCTTACGGGCCGTCAATACACGGTCCTCGTATCGAGCCTGATACCACTCACCAGTACGGAGAGCAAGGAATGGCGGCACATCTTGGGCTCGCTGGTGATTCTGAGCAGCCTTGATCTGGCTACGGGTTCTTTCCTCGTCTACCATAATTCGGTTCATGGCAAAGTAGTAGAGCAGGTCAGCCATGTACGGCTGTATGCCAGCGACAATCTCCAGGTCCTCAGACTCGTCGGTGATCTGACCAAACCTTTTGGTATATACCACTCGGAACCTAGACCCAGCAGGCATGGCCTTCTTGAACATGATCGCCTTGCCCGTTGGGAACTCGGCGAGTGGAGCATTGTCCATCTTGTAGTAGTCCGCTATGGGTTTCCAGTGTAGGGAGAAGTCGTCGTCCTCTCCATCAACCCTCAGGATACGCATGGCAGTGGCATCTAGCCCATAGCCTATGTGTTGGGAGTTGTAGGTAATATCCTGAGTACCTACAGCAAACAGATCCCTACCATACATATCATCCAGACAGTCATTGAGTAAGTCCAAGACATCTGCACGGTAGAGTCTCGGAGCTAGGAAGATAGGCGACTGGTCAGCATGGTCGGCTGCTGTGGTGTCTAACCATCCCCGCACCACAGTAGCATCGGTCCCTCCTGTGTCGACCTCTAGGACCAGCATTGTCTCTGTGCCTATCTCCACTCGCTGTCCGGCATTCCAGCCACCTGACAACCCACGGAAACTGATTGTGGTATCAGCAGACAGAATCGACCCCATCAAAACGTCAGGCTGAGCGTTCTTGCGGAACCCCTTGACAGCCCGATCAATAACAGATGAGGCCAGTGTGACCATTAGCTGGTGATAGTCCCCACCTGAACACTACCTTCAGCAACGCCGGGTTGGTTGGTGATGTCGGTGTTGACGGTCGGATCCTCATTAGGACGCATACGTCCTGTATAGAGGTCAGTGGTAGGATTGGGAGTGGACAGATCCTCAGGGTCTGGGTCCACTAGTATCGGGTCGCCTTCCGCTTGCGTGATTTCGAGTTGGCCATCGTGGTTGAGGATTTCTTCGACGGGGTCGATTTCCTCGGCCGCTTCGTCGGTCGTTTCGTTCTGGGCATCAGGTTCTAGATCCTCCCAGTTTTCTCGGGCAAACTTCTGAAGGTCAGCCTTAGTAGCCTCAGTGAGAGAGCCATCCTCATCCTCGAATACCTCAAGAATAGCTGCCCTCAATTCTTCTACTGGCTGGTTGAGGAATTCTGTCTTGGTCATTACCACTCCTTTCGCCGCCCAATATAGCAGAAAGAGGAGCCGAAGCTCCCCTTCCTGCCGTGTCGTACCTGTCGGGTTACGTCAAGGCCGTGAACTTGAAGTGAGCCTTCTGGTTACGAACCTTCATGGTCGCCTCTGCGATCAATTCCCACTGCTGCCTGTCTCCAGTCTTGGCAAGCGGCTCGACGAAGAATGGGTCAAACCACACAATGTCGATATACTGCTTCTCCAAGCCGAAGGCAAACCTGGTGGGGATCCACCGGTTGAGGACCATATAGATCCGACCGAAGTCGGAATCGTACCAGTCAACCACTGACCCACGGACGTTGTCGTCCCTAGCGAGGACCACAGCAGAGGAACCAAATGCGGAAATCTTCCGCTTCTGAGTTCCACCCACCGCGAGAAGGTCGACCATCCCACCACGATCAAAGGAGTTCTGAAGCTGATCGGTCAGCAACGCCTCTGTGATTGTGGTAGTAGTGGAATCGACACCGGTCACGATGTAGTGATCCAGACCACCATGGGAACGCCGACGGTTGGCCGTCTCGTTCTCCAGAGTACCGAGGATGAGGTTCCTCTCAAACTTGATTGCGTTCTCCTTGAGCCGCTTTCCAATTTGATAGGCTGCTTCATCCCGCACCCCGTAGACCTGCTGCTTCTGCGCCGTACGTGTGACTTCAACCTCGTCCTGATAAATCTGGGTGTTGTTGAAGGGGATCACACGCTGGAAGTTGATACCCGAAACCGGGTTGTCTCCCTCCTGGGGCAGGTTCCCAAGGATCAGCACCGTCGCATTGTCCGCATGAGCAACGCCTGCGGGAGTACCCCAGGACCGCTGTACGGTCAATGTGTTGGTGGCAATAGACACGACCCGCATGAACTCGTCGTCCACACGAATCAGATCGTTAGCCTTGAAGAACGCACCGTTGTCTACAATCACAGAGGTACCCACGCCATCAGCGAGAGCGCCATTGAGCTGGTCTGCGCCGGGGACAAGTTCGTCCTCGACCCATTCCACCTTCACCTGTGTGGTGGTATCACGCCCAAGAACGGAACCACGATCTTTCCCGTAAGTCCCCAGGAAGGGAACCTCGAAAGGAGAAATCATGTAAATGGCATCTTCGATGTCCAGCTTAACGCCGACGTTTGACTCGTAAGTCCCTCGCCGACCAGTCTGTACGGCCATTACCTGTCCTTAGTTAGTGCCTCGGACACTCCGCTCGTAATGCCTTGGGTTGAACGACTCCTTGAGATGGACAGGGGATGATTCCTTGTCGAGATAGGGTATACCTCTCTCGTCTTTCCTTATCCCCTTCTCAAAGGAATTGTTCGGCACTCTCGGCGGAATGCTATTACGGGACGTGGGGTTGGCTGCTGGTGAAATCTGAATGGAGCGTAGAGCTTCCAAGTCCACACGGTCGCACTTTCGGCACCAGTTACCCCGGCGTCGTTTGGCTCCACAGTGTGGACAGGTAATCACTCTCCGCCTTCCTCCAGTTGGGCATCAATGAGCGCGGCAATGCCAGCTCCCATGGCACGATCATCTGCCTTACCGGCCTTCTTGGCCTCGGCAAATGCCTCCTGCATGATTTCATGCCTGTCTGTTTCTTCACCTGAGCCTGCCGGCTCTCCACCGCTAGAAGATGCACCAGCGCCAACCGATTCCATATTGGCTTTGCGCTCGTCGGCTTGCTTCTTCACAGTTTCCATAGCCTGGTCAAACTCCTCCACGTTGTCGAAGCCAGCGGCCTGAGCGGTCGCTAGTCTTCCTGCCTGAACCTCGTCGAGCTTGGATTTCGCCTTTAGCTGGACACTCTCCAGGGTAAGGTCGTCGGGGTCGAACTCGCCAAGTGACTCAGCCGTGAGTCCTGAGGCCTTGAGTTCGTCATCCAGCTGGTCGAAAAGGTCTGCGAACTTCGCCTTGCGTATCAACGGGAGATTGGCCTCCAGCTTCGCCTGATAAGATTCGGCATTCTCTGCCTTCTCTCTCAGAGCGGAACCAGAGAACTCAGTCCCCAACGCATCCAACGCAGCCGCATCGCCATCTCTTGCCTGCTGGAGTAGGTCCTCGAAACGTCCCATTCTTCCTTCTCCCTTCTACGCTCTCAGGACGGGAATTCCCTGAGAGGGCAATACGCTCCTTTAAGGTAGGAGGTTACCTAAGGGAGAGAGTATCAGACCGACTGGTCCCGGTCAACTAGTTCGCCTAGCCCACCTTCTCGGGTGGTGTTAGTGGCACCAGCACCCTGGAATTGGGCCAGAGCTTGGCCGAACAGGCGGGCTCGACGTTCACCAACTTTCGGGTCCTCGTGGAAGAAGAACTCCTCTAGCTCCTGCTGACTGAGTGGCGCCGTGTTGTGTATCTGTGCGAGTCGAGAAAAGACCGGGAGCTCCCTGGCGACATCTGCGAAGCCCTCTTTCGCAAGGTCAGCAGTGACCCCCTCTTTGCGGAGTATCTCAGCACGGGTCCTACTGATATTGAGCCCGAACCTGAACGCTTCACCGCCCACTTGTGCGGCCGCGATCTGATCCTCAATGATGTCCATACCCATTTGCTGGTCAAGGAAGTAGACGGTGAGAGCATCCTCACTGACAGGCCCACCGTAGAAGGTGTTGAACGCATCCTGCACGAAGTCAGAGGCATCACGGGCCAGAGCTACACCCCTGTCCAGGCGTCGGTTAATTTCGGCCACAGACACGTTCTTGCCGATACGCTCCGCAGCCCAACTACGGAATGCCTCAGGATCGGTGAAGCCTAGCGTACCAAGAACGTTGAACTCCCGAAGCTGGTCATAGTAGCCTGACTCTGTGGCTAGATACTCAGCCTCGGAGATAGCTGGCATGCCATTAGCTTGGCGAGTAGCCATACCCTTGAACCGCTTCTTGTATTCGGTAGAGTCTCGAACCTTCTGGACTATGACATCAGGTGGCTCGTCTAGCTGTATGCCATCCACAAGGATCTGGTAGATTTGTGGGCCCAACATCTGAAGCCAGGGGAATTGAGCAAGGACTGTCTCGACGGCGTTGAAGGCAGGCATTAGGTGATGAACCCAAACCTTCTACCCATGTCAGCAGCCGCGCCTGCTAGACCTTCGTACATCTTCTGGGTGGAAAGGAATCGCTTGTCTTTGCGGATCATAGCGTTCAGGTCCACACCAGTCAGGTCTGATCTGAGGATTGAACCCAGCAGTGGATCAGTATCCATGACAGACCCGAGTTCCAATGTGTCCCCAATCTCTGCCTTGAACGGTGCAGCCCAGTCTTCCCAACTCACATTAGGATCCTTGTATGCCCAGCGGGCCTGACTCAGGGTCTTAAGATGGGCCTCTAGATCCGCTTCACTAGCATCACCTGTGGCCAAGTTCTTACCCCAACTGGCAGCAAAGTTAGCAGGTAGAGCTCCGGGTCCAACCCAAGCAAGATACTGGTCATTGGCAAACTTGGTCATGTTCTCGATCTGGTTCTGTGGCGAGTTAGCTGCCTGCTGCTCTGCAAACCTGCGAGCATGCTCGGGAGTACCTGTCTGGCCTCCGGCAGCACTGGCTTGACCGTATGCCCAGCTATCAAAGGTCGTTACACCTGAAGCAATTTGCTCCGCTATTCCTGCCGAGTACCCGACTGGCATTTCCGCACCGAACAGTCTACGGTACTCCTGCTTCATTTTGGTATCGGTCTCGGCGATTCTCTGGTTACGTTCCGCCTGAGATAGACCGGCCCACTGCCTCTGCTGATCTGTGGAGTTCTGGTAGTAGCTAGTCTTGCGGTATTCAACCTGGAACTGGTCAGGAGACCAAGTCTCAAAGAATGCCTGCCTCATAAGCCTACGGATATCTGGATCACTGAACCCAGGCACATGACCGAACTGAGCTTCAATCCGTGAATCAAGGTCTTCCCAAGGCGTCTCTGCCTTTAGGTCAATCTCTCGGACGTCCCCCCAATAGTTGTTCCCAAACCTATCCTCGAACTGACCAACGTTAGAGAAGGTGAAGTTTGGTACGTAGCCAGCGCCAAAGATATTCTGGGCAGTAGCCGCATCCATAGAATACCATGCATGACCCAGCCCATCGCCTAAATCCCAGACTACCCGAAAAGCCCCACCCACTTGTACCAGCTTGGAGTTGCGAGGAATGGATTGTGCGTTCTGACCACCATACTGGGCATTGAACGCACCAGCGGCTGTAGTAATCAGGTGGTTCATATCGCCAGAACCAAAAGGAATGGTAGAGTAGTATCCAGAATTGGAATCTGCCGACATTCCCCCCTCTGCCTGAAGCATGGAGAAGAACTGGTTTTGGATTTCTATAGGCTTGTTCTTGACATTCTGGATGGCAATGCTCAAGGCATGGGCATATGCATTGGGATCTTGAGCAGCCTGACCCGAGGAGTAGTAGTTAGGATCACTACTTGGAATAAGACCTTGAGCATTGACCCAGTTCCAGAAGGCAGCACTAGCCATTAGATGCCCCTCTGTAGCATGGACGCTATACCTGCAGCATAATCAGTGAAGGCCTGAGTCTCAATGGTTTCCTCATGGAAGGCAAACTCACCCGAGCCTCTGATCTGCTCCTCGAACTGGGCATTGACATCTACATCGGTCGAGGACTGACCCAGAGCATTGCGGACCTGCTGATCGTAGGCCTTACGAGCAATGGTGTTGATCCGCTCAACCTCTTTCTTCATTTCTTCCTCGGTGGGATTACGACCTAGCAGGTTCATGTAGGTCTCCCGAGTGTAAGCACGGCTAGCAGCAGGGTCAGGCGCAGCGAATGGGCTGACCTCAATGCCGCTACCGCTACCTGTACCAGCAATTTCCGTATCAAGACCTTCATCTGCCAGGTAGTCAGACAGCCCAGAGCGGTTGGCTCGGTTCATGATGTCAGCCACATACTTAGCGGATTTCTCATTCTGGTACTTGCCATTCTTGGCAAGGTACTCAGCAGCCACAGGCGAATTGTGTGCGGCTACAGCCACCTTCCAGTCACCATACTGAGCAAACCTCTCGGCAAGCATCCTTGCGGCCCAATTCAGAGCGTATCGTGGATCACGAGACTGTGCCACACTAACCTGGTCTCCCCATACAGGCTGGTAGATTTGAGCCAGGCCATGGGATTGACCATTATCGCCGACGGCATCTTTGTTCCAACCGGATTCATGGGCAACTAGACCGTACAGAATATTGAGAGGTACACCATGAACCTTGGCATAGTAGCTAGCCCACTCTAGGTTAGTTCGCCCGCCAAAGGCCTCGAAGGCGCGGGGATTAACTTCAGCCCCCGCAGGTACAGGAACAGTGGATTCCAGTGTAGGTCTAGGATTACTAACCCTTGAAGCCTCAGGCCCGCCAGCATAGATGGCACTACCCCCACCCGGTGTAGCCACCGTTCGGGCCCGGGGATTGTAGATGTCCTGAAGGCTCTTACCAACCTGAACAGGGGCATTAATCTTGATATCCACATTGGCTGATTTCGGGAAGATGGCCTGATGGACTTGCTGCTGTGAACCAAACTGGGAAGGCCCTCCAGCACTGGTAACATATTGGGTGAACTGGTCTATCAACTCCGTACTACCATCAAAGGTAAGTGCCGCCGATTGAACCTGCCCAATATCTTGACCCATCGGTATACCCAGGTCGGTGGGTGCAATAACAGCCAGAGCACCAGGAGTCCCGGTCAGTTGTCCTGAGTTATCAACCACCAAGATGTTGAACCCCGGTGGCGCACTCATAGGATTAACCTGATTACCGGGGTCTGGTTGACGTCCTCGACCTGCTCGGACATTGTTGCCGAACTGCTCACCACCCTGAGTAACAGAACCTGGTGTGCCTTGAGGTACAGGTAGTGGCTGACCAGTAGTGCTAGTGGTAGGTCCACCATCCTCACCTGCAACCATACCATAGCCTGCTATACCTGCACCTACAGCAGCCGCACCTGTCATCTTTGGGCCAAGGGGCCAGGCACTCACAATGCCCTTGGCAATCTTGGAAAGAATGCCTTGACTCAGCTGGACCTTAGAAGTAACACCTGTGGCAATGTCAGTGATGGCGGCAGTCTCGGCACCAGCAGCACCTATTTTGGCAGCAGTCCCGCCTATGGCACCAGCAAGAGCACCAGCACCTTTGAGCATACCAGCGGCACCAACGCCAGCAGCACCAGCGGCGCCTGCAGCTAATGCCTCTGGATCAAGAATGGCTCCTAAGGACTCATCCCTAGTAGCTTGCTGGGCCTTAACAATCGTGGATTTCTGAGTTTGGGATAGAGACTGAAAGGCCTCAGAGTCAAATAGGCCACCAGGACCAAGAGCATTTTCCGCCTCTTCTGGATGAGCAGTACGAAAGGCCTTGACCATGTCTTGCAGTTGGCTCTCTGAGACACCCTGCTTAACAAGGTCTACTATCTGCTCCCAATCTTTCTGCCAGGTTTCAGCCATTATCCATTGTCCCTGGTACTGAGTGTATCACCCTCAAGGTACCTAAAGTAGAGAGGCCCGAACGCTACGTTGTCCTCGATAATGGTATTGATCTGACTCTCCCAGTATTCAAGAAGGTCCTGATTAGCGACAGCTTCCAGAGTGGCTGCACCACCTAGTTGCTTCCGTCGATTGAGCTCCTGAACCACGATAGACCTTTGTACCAGGTAGTCCTGCAAACCTTGAATATCCGCTCTGCTGGATAGCGGCTCAGCCTTAGCAATCGCTCGGAAAGCCTCCAAACGCTTGGACCACTTCAACTCATCCCGAGTGTTGAAGTCATCCCACCAGGACCCATACTGTGCAGCCAGTTCTTGAACCTTCGCATCACGGAAAGCCGCTAGCTGCTGAGCCTCTTTTACCCTTAGGTTAGGCAGACCTTGCTGTCGCCTGATAAGGTCAATACCGTCCATGAGCCTGATGTATTCTTGCCAGCCCAGACGACGGTCAATCTCCATGATCTTGCCAGTCCTAGGGTCAAGCTCTGTAGGTCTGTAGACCCTCTCCATCTCAGACATAGGATTACCTGGGTCTATAGGCCGCTCCAACTGAGCAGCGTATGCCGCTGTGGAGAACTCACCAAGTGCCTGGTCACCTACGATCATTCGACCGTACTCAGGATACTGCTCAATCAGGCCCTCAAAGTTACGGCGTGCAACCTCTGCCTCAACAGTAGGTGGCAGGCCCGTCTTGCTGACAGTACGGCTCAGGGTCACGGCAAAGAACTCATTACCGTACTCATTCAGGAAAGCCTCGTCTGCCTGCTCTGGCCCTAGATTGTCGATCATATCCCGGTAGGTATCCATGTATGGCTGTAGCGGTGAGTCGAAGATCGGCTGAACAGGAGACCATAGCCTGGTCAACAGTCGGAACGTCCACAGCTTCGAGGCAACATCATGGGCCTCCTCCTCTGTGGGTGCAGCCCTGAGACCAAGCCTGTGTTGAACATCCATCCAGCTGATAGCATCCTGCCATGCTCTGACGTAGGATCGGTCAGACTCTGGACCTTGCATCTCACCCGCCAGTTGGCGGATCAGCGGTGACAGGAAGATTTGCTTGGAGTCCACAGCTACACCGAAGGGCAACAGCCACTTAACGCCTGCCTCTAACTCAGGCTTTTTCTTGACCACTTCATTGATCGGGTACTGAATCAGCGGACCAGCCCCAGGCAGAGGATTATTCAGCACAAGGTTGAACGAGGACTTGCCGACTCTGACACCACCTGTGGCAAGATAACGCTGCCAGCCTTGCAGATCAAGACCGTCAGCCGCTTTCTCACTGAGCCTGAACTGGATGAACTCGTTGCCTTCATCATCTGTGTAGACCATATCAGCACGGTTAGGTGCTGTCCATAGCATGCGGCCTCGAGCGATGATACTGGGATCCTGAACAATCAACCCAGTCCAGACAGAGATAACTTCCTGCCAGGCAGCGTAGAATGGAGTGAAGAACCGCATCATATCGCCAAGGCGAGAAACCTCTGCCAGATCATACAGATAGGTCTGTGACTCTCGAACGGCGAAGGCATGAGCGGACTTCTTCATCTGCTGGATAACACCCTCTGTGAGGTCTAGCCCTTGTGCAGCGTGAAGGTCCTCGAGCCGCATCATCTCTAGGGCAAAGACCTGCTTGAAGAATGGCTGGCGAGACAGCGTATCGGTGGGCAGCCTACCGAGCAGGTCATAGGATTGGGAGATGAAGTCCTGGACAAAGACTCCGATGTCGGAGCGAGCCAGTGCCTGGTCGATGATTTCCCCATGCACAACGTCGGGGCGAAGCGCCTCGTCGATGTTCTCCATCATCTGGGTGGTGACCTTCTTACGCATCACCCCGTCTAGGAGAGCCTCATCAAATCCTGCGGTGTAGTCCTTCAGGGTCTCGATGATGTCGTCGGCCCAACGTTCTGGGTCACGGCTCCGATACTCCATCGCCTCAGCTATACCACGACCATCATCTGTCTCACGAAGGAAGACCTTGAACCGCTTGACTACCTCAGCATAGTCCTCGTCAGTCAGTCTGCCTGTGGTACGTGACAGCCTCTGGCCTCTGGTGAGTTCCAGGATGCTAGCCGTGATATTACGTCCCACAGGAGAGTTGCCGAACTGGCGGGCGAGAGCCCTAGACCATGCAGGCCCGAACTCTCGTTCGCCTCTCACTATCGAACGCCACTGACCTGAAGCCTTATCACGAAGGTGGTTAAGGAATGTCTCTTCCTCTCTACCCATCAGAGTCCGCATATCGCTGGCTAGTGACTCATTGGGCCCACCATACCCAGCACGGGCAGACACCATTGGCTCGACATCTGTGCCCTTCACATGTTCCCAGTAACGAGGACTTGTAAGCCCTAGCTTACGGGCACCGTATGAGATACCGCCTGCCACTCTTGACCCCACAGCGGTGAGTGGCTGAGTGAGAGTAGCAGTAGCTAGACCAGCACCTGCTCGCTGACCGAACGTTAAATCCTTCTCCAAAATACCAGAGAACTTAGGCTTTTCACCAGCCTCAATAGCAGCAAGGTGCCTGAGCAGAGAGCCCATCTTGGCAAGGATACGGAGCTGTTCGTCGGAGACCACCCGGATCATCCACCCGCCTCGGAGAAGGACAGTAGGCTTCCACAGTTGATAGAAGGTGTCGAGGAAGATTTCAGTGTTGTCGGCAGCACTACCATATCTAGCCCGGAAAGTACCTATCCTGGTAGCTACCTTCTTCAGAGCAGCCACATCAGTTAGAGGGATCCAGGCCTCGACCTGTGTGTCAAGCAAAGGCATGATGCGGGTGACTATCTCGCCGGTATCCTTGTCTGGGAACTCAATACGGTCACGCCCGCCTGCGGCATAGCGTCGAGAGGCAAGATATGCCTGAACTGAGTGACGGCCCTTACGAGCTTCATCCAGAGCCTTGAGGAATTCATCCTCAGACATCTTTGCCTTGCGGGCAGCAGCCTTGATAATCATATCCTCGGCCTCTGCAACCGCATCAACCTTAGCCCGCTCATTGGGTGCAGCCATATATTTCTGGACTGCTGTCTCACGTTCAGCCTTAGTGATACCCATGCTCTGAGCCTCTGCCAACTGACGGTCAAGCTGCCGATCAGACATACCGTCCCTGACGTTCAGGAACCTGTGTGGCTTCATCTCCGTAACAACCCTAACCGGTGCCATGTAGAAACGTTCCTGATACCATGACTGTTTGCGAAGCATATTTGCGGCAAGACGAGGATAAGGCATAGACACCTGGCGAATGGGTGCATAGTTCACCGCATCACGAAGGAACGTGGCAAACGCCTCCTGGTTCTCCAGTTCTTCCAGCATCTCCTTGGCAACCGTGCCCCACTGATCTGGTGGTGGGTCAGTGAACCGACCAGGCTGGTCGATCATAGCCATGTACCGATCATTTGGTGAGAAGCCTGCCTCGACGTTGTCCATCTCTCGCTGAAGGATCTTGATCTTGCCTCTCAGAAGTTCAGGCAAGGCATCAATCTCAGGCAGACGATAGCCCATGTACCCAAGAAGCACGGTACGGCGTTCGTCGAAGGTCTTGACACTGGCAAGGTCAGTGGCAATTCTCTGACCAAAGGGATGGTTGTTGAAGAAGGTCCTGCGAATCTCGTCGGCACCTTTACCATCCATGTGATTTAGGACCTGAGTAACAACCCGAGACTTGGCAGCCACATCATACAGATTGGTTGCACCACCTCTGACAGCGTTGGCAGCGTTACGGTCGGCAAGGTACTTGCGACCCATGACACCGTCCATGCCCATGGCTGTCTCGAAATCAAGCCTCATGTTATCGAAGGGGATTACCTGGTCAGGCTCAACTGCTCGACCATCCTGCTCGTACAGTCTCCAGTTCCTACGAGTGTCTTGTGTCCCTAGGAACTCGGCATCGAACTCATCCCCATACATCCGCTCAATGTGCATATCCTGAGCTTCCAGCTTCTCCGCTGTGGTGAAGAAGGCAGCATCACCACCAGGCTCAGCTAGAGGAGAATCGAATTCCTCATAGATTGCATCCAGCTTGTTGGCCTTGACATTCAACAGCAGAGGCATATCGCTGGGGTCCTGTCGATACAGTGTGGCAGCGTATCTCACGGCATCTTCTCGCTTGGTGAACAGAACGATAGGACGGTTAGACTGACCGGCATAGCGAGGCATAGTCTTAGGCCGAGTTTTGAGAGAGCCAGGCATATCAGCCACTCTTGCTACCTCGTCACTGGCATTGCCGATAGCTCTAGACTTGGCCATCTTCTGGAACTGACTAGCCACAGCTGACACCAGATTGTCAGAGGCCCCACCTCTCTCCAGAGCGTCGAGCAGACCCTGCATGGATGCGGTATCTCCGAACTCTGTGCCTTGCAGGAGTTGATCCACAGCAGACACTGGGTCTGCGGAGTCAATGCCTCTAGTGGCATAGAACTCAATGGCATCAGCTACGGGGTCCCCACTAGGTACATCAACTTCAAGGGCACGGACCTCTTCAGCCAGAGCCTCTGGATCAACCTCAGCCTTGGCTCGTTTGCCTAGATCATCAGCGGCCTTAATACTGTCGGTGCCGTCGATCATCGGGTCCATACCCTGCTTCAGGTTGACACGACCTTCATCGACCAGTTGCTCCATCCCAGACGTTCTAGGAACAGCCCAGACTCGCTGGTTCTTTTTGGTCTCCCCTAGAGTGATTGCCCGAAAGCCATCGAGTAGCTCCCGAGACTGGGTGACTCTCAAACCTTCAGGAGTCAGCTTACGGGCAGCCTGCCGCAGATGTCTTTCCGCATCGAAGATGAAGGCAGTATTCCGTACGTTCTTGATCCCCTTGCCTAGGAGAACGTCAGGCGACAAGAACCAGCGGGACACAGCGTCGATGGTTCCAGTGACCATCTGATAACCAGCCGAAGCAATGACCATCTCCTGATCGGCGGGGGTTCTAGTGTGAAAACCGGGGGCAAGAATTTCCTCGTAGAATGCCTGGCCCGGAGTCTGCTTGGCAGCTCGCCGCCATATCTGTTGGGCCTCACCCTGCTGCATCATGGGGTCATTCAAGCCCGCACCAGCTAGACCAATACCAGCAGCTAAACCTCGCTGTACGGAGAAATCGCCAGGAGTAAGCTGCTTGCCGAACATACCAGCGACGTCCTGGTAGAATTCGGGCACCCTCTGTTCTTGCCTCTGAAACTCTGTGGAGTAGAGAAGCTCGACCTCATCCCAAAAGGACTTCAGATGCCCGCCTACCTGAGATTCGCCAAGGGACTCAAGACCCCGGTTAATACCTGTACCTGAACCGATCTTAGTCAGACCTTCCACAGCTTGAATGGAGCGTTCGCCAAATACACCGAAGAACCCTGGGTTGTATTCTGCGGAGCCTATAGCTCGAGCCGTATCCCAAAGCATGCCTATGGGGGCAGTGACGAGGTCAGTTACTCCTTGTCCAACCTCTTTGAGCTTATCCAGGAATCCCACGATCACTTGGCTCCATAACAGGCATCTGTTCCGGGCTAACCGGGAGACTAGCCCTGATCCTCTGAGCCATGATCTTAGTCTCGGAAGTAGCGTTAGGCAAAGTAGCTAGGCGCATTATCAGGGGATAGGCATACTGCATCTGCTCGGCAGTAAGCCTGCTAGTGAGTCCCCCCTGGGAAGGGATAAGAGACTCGGGTCCTGCGCCTGGACCCATTGTAATACCAGCCGTGAGAGGCTCGTCGGGAGCCATGGTGTCGTCGTTGAGGTTACCTTGACTGTTGGTGATCTGAGGCAGGGGAATGCCATTCAGAGCCTTGCGAGCAGGGCCAGCTTGACCTTGCTGGACTGTTGCTTCACCCGGGCCGGGAGGTAGTGGGGTGCCCGGAGAGCCCGGCAGTTCGGACATATCCGATCTGTTCGGGCCACGAGCAAGAGGAAGTGATGCAGGGCGCGGCACTCCGTCAGGGGCTCTGGGCCCCCCACGATTCTCCCGTGCGGTCAACCTCGAATCACCTCACAGATAGCCAGCAAAAGAACGGCGATAACCACGAAGACCTCCGCTGCCACTGCTACTACACCACCGATGGCGAGTAAGGCAAAGACAGCTAGGGCTCCTGCAATAAGAGCCAAAACCATTGTCGCACTCACTTCTTCCTCCGATTTTGATTTGCCTTGATAGCTCTGCCCTGCTTTTCCGCCGCTGCCTTCGACTTATAAACCTTGCCCTTTGATCCATAACGATAGCCACCTTTGACTTTCTGGACGGGCATCAGTACCTCTTCTTGGCAGACTTCCTTGTGCTTGACTTGCCACCTACATTGATCCGTTTCCAGTCAGCCGCTCGGGTAAAAGTATCGCCAGTGCGAATACCGAAGCCCTGCTCGGAAGACTTGATCGGCTTGTAGGCAGTCTGCCCACTTGTTCCAGAAGTCGGCTTTGGCACACCGCCAGTTTTCTTGGGCTTGTAGTTTTTAGCCACGACCCTTCCTCGCTATTTCACGACCTTTGCGGGCAGTACCTGTAGGGGGCTTCTTCCCGCTCTTGTCTGTTGCCCCATCACGAGGCAAGGTCTTGATATTGCCAGGAGAACCATAGCCCATCTGGGCTCCTTGATTTCCCTTGACTCCTCGATAACTACCCTTCGTCGGCATCGTCCTCTCCTGGTAGTGACAGTTGCTGGCTGTGGAACTCATGGAAGTTCCCGTCCTCTGCACGGATCTCAAACTTGGCAGCTTCTGCCTTCTCCTCGGATGAGTACGGTCCATAGACTGTTACGTCTCCGACGTTGGCATTGGAGCCTTGTGAGATTACGACCCACTGTCCTTTCTTGGCCATGGCTACCTCCTATCTTCCTGTTGCTAGTGCCATGATCTGTTCTGGTGATGGGACCGAGGCTACCGCCGGTGCAGCACCACCGCCAGGAAGAGCTTCGCCTGGAGGAGCCCCTGGAAGGGCAGGCTCCATAGGCCCGCCGGGCCCCGGTCCCATCTGTTGCTCTGGAGGTGGGGGCATCGGGTTTTCATGCAGCCACTTCCATGGCTCCTTACCCGACTCTATGGCAGCATGCCATGCCGAGAGATGGTTTATCATAGTGACTGGCGCTCCACCAGCCGTCATCTCGAACATCACCTTTTCGATGCGGTCGAGCAATACCCGTTTCTTGGTAGCCGAGACAGACTTGATCCAGGGTGCGTTCTCCATGACTTCCTGCTCGTCAATGAAGCCTTGAGCCGCAAACTGCATGAGTTCCACAAAGCCCTCAAAGCCACCGACTCCGATACCGAAGTCAACCTGTACGGTATGGTGACCATTGATTACTTGCTTGGGGACGTACTCTTCCTCGAACGACTCGCCCTTGGTCTTACCCATCATTGGCTTCTTCACAGAGCCGTAGAGCTCCTCGTCCATGATAAGTGCGCTCGACCTGAGGAACTCAATGTCAGGCCTCATCACGTCCCAGAAATCTTGGACCGCAGCTGTAACCGTTCGGTTAAGCTCCCCGATTCCGAGACCCGTCACTGTGCTTCCCGGAGCTTCCCCTCGAAGGCTCTCAGTATCCTGGTTCATTATACGAATGAGACGGTCCAAGACTTCCAGATCACGCTCGGCCTGCAGTTCTCCAGGTGGGGTGAGAAACTCTGCGGCACCAGTCTGATCCATTGTAGTAATGACTCGGGTGTTCGGATCCATGTCGAACACACCACGAACATGCAACCATGGCCAGACCACATTCTCGTTGTAGGTCAGTTTCTGGTTCAGCATCCGCATGTAGGCAAGTACGAGGCCGATATTCTGCTCAAACATGGACTCACCACCAAGCTGGTCAGCCACGTTCATTGCCGTGTATCTGAACGGTACGAACCCCATACCATGCTCGACCTGCAGGATGATCTTGTCGTTGGCAACCACAGTCCACCAGTCTTTGTCCATCTGAGTGACCACAGAGACAGGCTGGAAGGGATCATCCTTCACATCTATGAACTGACGGATGCGACCTTCCTGACTCGGGTAAGTGTCGACCAGAGCGGAGATAGTGAGGACCTCGTCAAAGATCACCCAAGGCATGGAGACAATGTTCATGGAGGGTTTAGTGAGCATGGAATAGTTACTAGGCTGTGTCGATACGGAGCCAGCGCCAGGAGCGGGCAGGCATGCACGAGGATCCTTGTAAAAGAACTTCGGGCCTTTCAGAACCCCATCCGGCATCACTCCGATGCCTGCTGCTCCCAACCCCACGAGGTACCAGCCATACTGCTTCATTATCCCAGGCATACCTGAGGACTCGTCGTAGTGGGCTAGGACCTTCTCAATCTTGTCAGCCTTGCTCTGGGAGACGCGGCTAATCTTACTCGGTCGTACATGGCTGGAAGGTACTTTTCCGACCATTTGTGCATATCGTTTCCATCCGAGTCGAATCCAGTTAGCCACCTTAGGCGCTTCACCACGCCTAAACTCACCAGGCCAAAGCTCCTGGTAATTTCCATGATACGCCGTAAGAAGGGTGTCATACCGATCAATGGCTTCATGCCAGAACGAGTTAGCCTTGACCCTATAGTCAAGTACGAGGTCTGCTGTGGGTGCCTGGATATCGGCCATTGGTCAAGAGTGTATCATCGAAAACTAGGTGGCGGTCTGCTCCCACCATGATTCTGTCTCCGCAGATACTTGTACCTATGGTTAGTATCCCGAGGTCGAGTATCCGTATCTACAATCCACTCATGGGCAGTCAACACCATCGTAGCTGGGACCAGGGCAATCACTGTGGGTGGCACCACAACTACCAAAGGCATAGCTTCTAAGGTGAGCAATCCTGGTTGCAGAGGAATGGCGCCCTGCATTATGACGGACAGGGCTTGTGCCTCCAGAGCCATGCTTGCTGGTGTTAGCGGAACGATAACTGGAACAAGCAGTACCTGAGCGTCTAGAGTAAGACTGGCTGGCACCAGCTCTACGACCACAGGCTGGTTGGCATCGACGATGAATACCTGTGCCTCTAGTATCTGAGCAGCGGGTGTAAGTGGAACAACGAGTGGTGCAGGTGTAGGCACAAGAGCCTGTGCATCCAGTGTCTGTGTAGCCGCTGTCAACGGTACAGCAAGCGGTGCCACGACCACCGTGAAAGACAGAGCCGTTAAGGTTTGAGTAGCCGGCGTAAGGACGATTACGACCGGGGCTTGAACTGTACGGCGAAGCCGCCTTAGTTGAGTAGGATACCACCAATGGCGGTAGACACCAGCCACATCAACCTAGCTCGCCCCAGATCATGCCATACGAGAAGGTCATAGAGGCATCCGGTGCGACCGGGAATCTAAGGCCAACATTGTCATTGGTGGTCCCTCCCATGATGGTGACCCGCTCCTCTGGAACTGGAAGGTAAAGCCATCCGTTCTGGACGTGGAAGGCATCGAATATAAGGTCAACAGGTGTCGCTGCGATAGTTGGTGCTGCCAAGGCAGCGACGGCGGAGGTAGCATCTGTCGATCCTCGTAGCTCCTGCTCGGTGAGGGCGGTTCCTGCGGTAGCGGGTCCATCGTTAACATAGAGGGATATCTCCTGTACCTCAGACACGGGATCAGTACCTTCTGCAGGACCTACCCATGCACGAAGGATCTCAATCCGTGTAGCTGCTGGGACCTGTAGCTCGATAATGGACCCTGCTGCTGAGAAGGCATCCGAGTCACTGGTGGCTGAGAAAATACCGTTGTATTGGGTCATGGCCTCACATCCTGATTGTAGTACGTTGCTCTCTGCCGCGGGGTACCCGAGCTACCTCTGGCCCTGCTGCCACCACATAGGTCATATCTACGACAAGGCCGGACACCTGCAACTCGGCAACGGTGGCTACCGGCAGGGGATGGACGATGACATGCTGGGCCCGCCAAGCCGCAGAAACGTCCTTGGCGAAGGTGCCTGGGTTCTGAGCAGCGCCGGTGGTCAACGACCGCTCGGCAGAGGCGATCAACCCACCGAGGTTGGTCCCTGCGGTGCCGCAGGACTTCTGGCGAGGTGGGCTTGGGGTGTAGTTGGTGGGCGGGGTATTCGACCAGGTGTCGTCGTCGGCTTCCTCCCCCGCTGCCCCGTAGAAAGCGATGAACAGATAATCCTTCGACGTGCCACCAGCAGGAGTGACCGAAGGTGGGTCGGGAGTGGCCGAGGTACCGGTGGCAGTAGTGGCGATCTGCGGGTCGATGGTCTTGTCGGCGCCGGAAATCCGGTAGACGATGGTGGCGTCCCTGGTGTTCGCCGATGAGGTGAAGGTCGGGTCGGATGGGACCCCGGCCCCGATGTAGTGGAGGATCTTCAGCCCGTTGGCCGCCGCTTCATCGAGTAGCTCCTCCCAATCGGTAAGGGCATTGAGGGTGGCCGACGTCGAGCCGATGTCCATCAGGATCAAGGTCTCGTCGGCGGCTTCGATCCCAGCGGGCAGGGTGACCTGGTGGCTGGTTCCGGCAGTGTTGGTGCTGTCCTCAGACACCCCTTCCACTACCGGAAAGGCGGTCGGGTTAGTCCGCTCCCAGCGGAGTCGAAGTCTGGCCCCATCCCACGTTGTCTTGTCGCTGGCAACAAGGCCGGTGAGGGTGATGGCCGAAGTGTTGCCAAACGACGAATCGGCGGTGACCGCTGCCACCTGCACCTCGTCGGATAGGGCGGTTGACTCGTCCGACTGATAGAGGCGGGCGTAGAGGGTGACGGTGCCCTTGCCGTTGTACGCCTGCCCCCGGTAGCGCACCGTGATCGTGGCTGATTGAGCCTCATCGAAATCGGAAGGCATATCGGTGAGCAGATAGAAGGTTTGCCCCGCATCATCGGTGTTGTTGTTCCAATCCGAGTCCGAAGGAGAGGAAGGCAGATCATCGACCGAGGCCCACAAATCAGAGGTGGCATCACCTTCGTCCACGACATCGGTAATGGCACCTTGGGCGGTAGGAGAAAGGGCAACGGTGTCGGTTCCGCCTCCACCACCAACAGGGAGAACAAGGACCGTAAACGCAGCCCACGGATCGGCAGGGCAAGTGAACGTGCCGGGATTTGCAGAAGTTCCGGTAAAGGCAAGCGAGGCGATCCCGATACCGGTATTAACCCCGTCCTCAACGGTGGCCGTGTTCCCATAACCAGCGGGGAAGCCGGTCATTTCCCCATCCTCGCTCCCAGCAAAAGCAACGGCCAGATGATCGGCTGAGGCCCCTGCTGTGGCCGTATCAGGATCAGGGTTGGCCGAGTTCCCGGTCGCTCCGGTAGAACGGACTAGATCACCTAGATTCCCCGACCAATCCTCAATCTGGGTGGCAGCGAAACACCAGAGGCCTGCTCCGACCGTGGCTGCAACCGTGGCCCCTTCCGATCCAGTGGCTTCCTTCGCCCACAAGGACAGTTCATAATCATCGGCGGAAGGCCCAACCGCAGTCCCGACCTCGGTGAAGCCGGTGATCGAAGTGACGCCGAGAGTCCCGAATGCGCCGATCAGAATCAGGTTGCCTGCGACCAACGAAGCTGGCAGGTTGACCGAAATAGAACCGCCAGTAGTATCGAAATCTGTGGCTTGAGTAACTACCGCTGGGGAGGCCATCTACGGCCTACTAACTCAAACGAAGGACATCATTCGGGGTGGTGACTGTGTACCCCGCTCCGTTAGCAGCCGCACCAAACCCTGAGTCATGGAAGGAGATTGGAATGTTGGACCCGTCTGCCCCTACATGAAGGTAAATAACAGCAGCGGTTGGCGTGTTCGCTGTGAGGGCACCGAAGTCAACAGTGGCACAGTCGAAATTGGCTCTGTTGTTGGCGTCGTCTTGAGTGACAGTCTCGCTGGTGAGAGCCTGACGAGCGTAGGAACCACCCGAGGCTTCTGTGTTAGCTGCCAGGACTGCGGTGATCGTGGCGTGATCGGGGTTGAATGTGAGGGCTCCGACCAGGAGCAGCATGCGGATATCTGCGGTCTCCAGATCAATGTCGGCTCGAAGAATCTCAGCCTTACCAACATTGTATGTGCCCTCAGCCACTGTTAGACCTCAGCGTAAGTGCCATGCCCAGCAACGACAGTGGCGGCACCTAGTGTAAGAGCAAGGCGCTCCCCTACATTGGTTTCCAGGATGCCCTGATCGTCGTCGCCAAAGGCATAGAAAAGGTCCGACGTGGCAAATGCCATCGGACCTGAAATTGCTGTGGATGTTCCTGTGATCCAGGTGAGGGTTTGACCGTTGGCCATCTTCAGGAACGCATTGAGCAGGACAATTCTCTTGCCTGGTACAGCGGCTACAACCTGATGGGTGGCTGCTGTGTTTTGGTTGAAAAGGAATCGCTTGGTAGGGTGCCTACCATAGAGATGCTGGGATAGATTGTCGCCCATGGGTCAGAGCATAGCAGGAGTAATGCCGTGTTAGTTGATTAGGTAAGCAAAAGTCCCAATAACTTCAGAATCCGTATCAATAGTATTCGGTGCAGTGGGAGACCACGCTTCATTAGCAAAAGCCGTACCAAAAAGCCCAGTAGCAGTAACACCAGTGTCATAGGACAGGAACCAAGTGTTACGAAATACCCCAGGGTTATGAATGGTCAACCCACCAACAACGGCAAAATCAATGTATTCGGAATTAGGTGTTACTGGAACACTCACCCGATACAAGCCCGATCCGAACGTAGTTGTACCGCCCATCTCAATCTTGAAGAACCCTCTCACCTGTTTGCCAACAGTCTGATAAAAGCCCTCAATAGTACCATTACCAATCACTGGGTTAGTTGTGGTGCCGGTCCATACAGGTACATAGGTAGATACTAGCCCTGCCTCTAGGAAATACTGGGTGTGATCGTCGTCGGTCAAACCTGTAAGTGCTGTGCCATGGTCAAGCTGACCACCCTGCAAGCCTGTGGAGACATGGCTGTGATCCGCTGACTCTAAGCGGTACCCAGTGTGAGGGTCTGCTAGACCAGCATGGGTCGAGATTGACGAGGCTATCTCTAGCTGGACCTGCTTAGTGAAGCGGTCTGGGGCTAGTAGTACCGCACCGCCAGGAAGGTATTGTTTAGCCATGAGAGCAGATCACGGTACGTTTATCCGCTGTTGAATCAATACCCGGACGTCAGCGGTGGCAGCCCCCACAATCCCGAAGAGGCGGTCTGAATCCTTGCCAGTCAGAGACTTATGGGCCTCGTCAGAGGGGCTAAACACGTCCCCGGCCTCAAGGGGAAAGCCATTAGCGGTGGTTACGGTGCTATCGCCTAGAAAGATAGTGGCTGAGTGGTTATTCTTCAGTATATAGGACGGATACTGAGTGCCCTGAATCACTGTGGCTGAGGTAGTGACTGAGGTAACGAACTGTCTAGCGGCCATTATTTCTGTCCTCGTTCCTTCTGCGCCGGGCCTCAGCGTGACTGATACCACGGCCCCCATCAGTGTCGGGTTTTGACCTATCTATGTAGGATTGCTGTGCTAACCGGGGAGGCATGGTGTCCTGGTATGGATGCTTGACCCCGTTGTAGCCTCCGCTGGTGGGGACTTTGAGAGTTTTCGGTATCTTGTACCTATTAGCCTCAAGGAACCAGTGTCCGTGAACCATATCATCCGTAGGACTATCTGGCCATTCAACAAGCTCAGCCTTGAACTCATTGATCTTTGCCCGAGTCTTGAGGTCGTCACCGGAATACGGAAGGTCAACACGACCATCTCTATATCTGGGTCGGAGTACCTGGACACCATACTCCTCGTCCGCTTTCTTAGGCGTAGTCTCGTGGCCCTTAATATGCGTGGCATTTATCTTCATCCACTCCTGTACGAAGGTGTGCTGGAAGAGGTACCTCTGGGCGGCATTTTGCTCAACGATCCAGAGACCGATAGGCCACCCCATATCTCTCGACCTCTTCTGCCAGGTATCCAGAACTCCATGGTATGCCCTGTCCCTAGGGGAGTATGAGAGGAAGCTGTCCGCTGATAGCCTCGCTCGGATGATGTCAACGAGGAAATCTTCATCGGTGTTGTCATTCCATATCCACCACTGTATTGACCACCAGTTTACTGCGCTCGGATCCACCGTAGCTATGGAGAAACAGTCCTCTTTCGGGGTAGTACCGTCGTCTGCCTGCTCACTGAGGTGCTTGGGAATCTGTAGCAAGGTACGGTTGTAGTTAAAGCAGCCGGGGTACAGGATCCCATCCTGACCTACACCCCCTGTCAACCAGACCTCTTGAATCAAGTTGTCCTCTGTGGACTCGTCTGCCTGGTTATAGGTCAGTTCATATTTCCTGGCATTAGCGTTCTTAGCCCGCATGAGGTCGTAGAACTTGAAGCGGAGCGGATCGAGCAGACAGTCTATGTGGTCCGCCTGCTTCATAGAGGACAGATTGTGGCATTTTGAGTCGTCGTGGGCGGGGAACTTAACGTACTTGTAGATCCTCTGGCGTATACGAACAGGCTGTACGTAGCCATCTTCATCAGGAGTGAGGTTCTCGACTGTCTGTAGGTCAGAGCTGTCTATGCCGTAGTTGTCTACCAGCTCCTTAGCCAGCTCCTCCCTAATCTCTTCCATCTGCTCAGCGTCCATATTAGGACTGATGCGTGCGGCCAGAAGCTCGTCAAAGTCGTCGTCTGTGGCGAAGGTCATATCTCGACAGTGACGAAACAGGTCATATTTGCCGAATCTTGTTCCAATCAGCCCAATCATACCCCCCGGTTCAGCCCTAGATACGGCATACTCTTCCCACCACTCTGCGAGGTCGTCACGCTTTTCCGGCGCATCGGAGTTCTTGTCGTCCACCAGGTCATCCCACAGGTTCATATCGTATCTGCCACCCAAGAAGTGCATCTGGTAGGACAGGGCAGTAACGGTAGATTCTTTCTCCCCCGCCATGAACACCGCAGCATTAGCCCGGATGATATCCCATATCTCGTCCTGCTCGTTGTCGAGCCTGCGTTTGACATGCGGATCCTCAGCATCAAACCCGGACAGGGCTAGCATGTAGCCAATGCTGGCTTCCTGTCCAGTGACCCCATCGACCAGAAACTCGTCCTGTCTCCACACCTCTGTTTCTTCAGGCTTGAAGTTGCCAAAGTCCACATTGAGCAGGGTGTTGCGTTCTAAGGTGTTTCTGAGCCGCCTGGTATACTTCGTTGCCTGTGGGGTCGTGTTGCTACCCAGCGCCACACGCAGATCCCTGTTACGACAGATAGCCCATGCTGGTAGGTCGTGAGTCATGGTAGTGGTTTTACCACCCCCAGGCGGGGTATTCAGAACCCCACGAATCCTCTCTTCCTTCTGTTGAGCCTCGATCAGCCAGCTCATA